CACGGCGAAGTCGTGGACCGACTCGGGCCAGAACATCGGCGGCGACCTCGCGGCCAGCGAAGCGGCCCGCACCGTGGCCGTGTCGACCGGCAGCGAGTACACCGCGGGCGAGCTGCTGCTCGTCGACAGCGAGCGCATGCTCGTGCTCGACGTGGCGGGCAACAACCTCACGGTGCAGCGGGCCGCCGACGGCTCGGTGCTGGCCGTCCATACCACCGGCGCCGACGTCTACGCCCGGCGCGGCTGCACGGTCGAGCGGGGCGCCCGCGGCTCGACGGCCGCGAGCCACCTCGACACGGTCTCGGTCGAGCGCCACCTCGTGCCGGGTGACGTCCGCGAGCTCGCCATCGCCTCGGCCGTCACGAGCCTGCTCTCGGGCCGGGCGGGCTACGCCCGCGAGTACGGGCCGCAGGGGTCCGGGACGAAGCTCGGCGTCGGCCTGCCGGACCTGCGCGCCCGAGTGCAGGGCAACTACGGCCAGCAGGCCAGATTCCGGACGGTGTGACGTGACCGACGTCGTGATCCGGATCGACGGTCCGATGTTCAACGGGCTCGCGGCTCGTGCCGCCGAGCAAGCCGCCGAAGAGGCCATTGGGCAGATCGGCGCGCAGGCCAGCGCACACGTGCACGCCAACCTCGATCGTTCACTGAGGAACCCGACCCCGTACTACGAGACGCAGGTCACTCTCGACCGTCCGATGCCGCTGACTGCGATCGTGCACGACCGCGGAATTGTCTACGGGCCGTGGCTGGAAGGTACCGGCTCGCGCAACCGGACAACGCGGTTCAAGGGCTACGCCAGTTTCCGACGGGCCGCACAACAGACCGAGCGGGACGCACAGCGAGTTACCGACGCAGTGATGCGCCGGTTCCTGCCGAGGATGGGGGGCTGAGGCGATGGCGCTCGACATCGCTGGGTTGTTCACCGGCGTGAAGGATCACGCGCTCGCCTCGGGCCTGTTCGCCCGGGTGAACGGGCACGAGCCAAAGAGCTCGCCGGGCAGCGGGATCACCTGCGCGATGTGGGTCGACTCGATTGACCCGGTGCCGCGGGCGTCCGGGATGGCCGCCACCGCGGGCCGCGTAGTGTTCATGATCCGGATCTTCACGAACATGCTCGCCGAGCCTCAGGACGGCATCGATCCTGAAGTGGTGACCGCTGTCGACAAGTTGTTCGCGGCCTACTCGGGCGATTTCGATCTCGGCGCCCGGGTGCGCAACGTCGACCTGCTCGGCGAGCACGGCGTACCGCTGCGCGCGCAGGCGGGTTACGTCACCATGTCCGGCTCGCTCTACCGAGTCATGGACGTGACCCTGCCATTGATCATCAACGACTTGTGGACGCAGGGAGCGTGAACCGGTGACAAAGCAGACCGGGCTCGGCGACAACTTCTACCTCGCTGGGTACGACCTCTCGGGCGACGTCGGCTCGATCGGCAACGTCGCCTGCCCGCAGGGGACGATCGACGTCACCGACATCTCGCAGAGCGCCTACGAGCGCCGGGGCGGCCAGCGCGACGGCATGATTGAGTGGTCATCGTTCTTCAATGACGATACCGGCCGTGCACACCCGGTGCTCAAGGCGCTGCCGACGACCGACATCGACATCACCTATTGCCGCGGGACGACGATCGGCAGCGCGGCGGCATGTCTGCGCGCGAAGCAGATCAACTACGACCCGACCCGCGGTGACGACGGCTCGCTGACCATCGCGGTGCAGGCCACGGCGAACGCCTACGGCTTGGAGTGGGGGCAGTTGCTCACAGCGGGCAAGCGCACCGACACCACGGCCACCAACGGTGCCAGCCTCGACACCACGGCATCGGTGTCGTTCGGCTGGCAGGCGTACTTGCAGGCATTCGCGCTGACCGGCACGAGCTGCACGGTGACGATCGAGGACTCCGTTGACAATGCCGCATGGGCAACCCTGAGCGGCGCCGCATTCACCGCGTTCACGACGAACGGCACGCAGCGGTTGCAGGCGGCGAGCGGGACCGCCACCGTCCGGCGCTACGTCCGGGCGATCACCTCGGGCACCTTCACCTCGGCGACCTTCGCCGTGGTGCTGATCAAAAACGAGAGCGCGGTGGTGTTCTAGTGGGCCGCAAGGTGTTCCGCCCCGAGCCGGTGTTCCCGGTCGGTGCCTACCAGACGTTCTCGATCTCGGCGCCGTCCGCTACGCACTGGCGCAGGGCGACCTGTGACGAGGTGGAGTGCTGGGCGTACCGCAACGGCTTCACCCTCGCCATCGACGAGCGCACGCAGCAGGGGCAGGGGCAGGCGTACTACATCCGCAAGCAGTCCGGCCGCCGGTTCCGCGAGACCCGCGACGAGCGCGGGCTGACAATCTTCAATTTCGAGGCGGGGCAGAGCTGTTTCAACGCAGACAGCCACCGGACCCGTATCGACCGCCCCGAGATCCTCGTCGTCCGGCCGGGCGACTGGCGGGGTAATCCCGATGGGCCGAGCGCGGTCCGTCGCCATACGCGACCCGAGCACTGGGTCGAAGAGTTCGCCGAGCACCAGGACATGTTGTCTCGGCTCGTCCAGAGAGGATAGATCAGTGACCCCGGAAGACATCGAGCAGCGATTCGCCTTTCATCCGGCCTGGACAGAAGAAAGGCGAAAGGCGCACGACGGTATCAGGCTGAGCTGTCGCGCGCTGGCCGACCTTCTCAACGAAAGATTGCCGGAAGGGCGTGAGAAGTCGCTCGCCATCACGCATCTCGAAGAGGTCATGTTCTGGGGAAACGCCGCCATCGCTAGATCTGGAAAGGGATGACTGTACATGGCGCTAGTCGCGACGCCCCGTTGGCCCATACCTGGCTCGACGGGTCACCCACGCGTCGCGACGGTTGGTGCTCTGCTCGGCCCGGGTCGCCCAGCGACAATTACCGGGCTCGTAGTTCCCGTTACTGTTGATTCGATCAAGGGTCATTCCGTCCGGGCGTGGCCCCATGTCGGCAAGGAATGCCGAGAAGTCGCGCCAGCGGTCGCAGACCGTAATGCCTCGCCCTCCGTAAAGTGCGTACGAGGCGCAGCCGGGATCATCAACGCGCCACAGCATCGACATCCACGAACGCCACGTGCTGTAGTTCGATCGCTCCCGCTCGGTTCTTACCGAGCGAGTCGGCCCCTGCGCGGCACGCTTGACCTTGATCTTTTCTTTCGCCTCGACGCTGTGCATCTTTCCTTGCATGGGATGCGAGACTCGCGAGTTGTGGCCTGCCAAGAACTTACTGACCCTATTCCGTCGCTCGTCGACAGGGGCATATTCACCACAGCCACAGCCACACAACAGGGATTGCAATGGGGGACGAGTTCTCCTGTTCGGCTGTGCCCGCCCGATTCGTTCCCGAGTCTGCGCACTTGGCGCATAGTGCCCGGGTACGTAGGCGCGCATCTTGCCGTACTCATTGGGGGTGGTTCGCTCGCCGCAACCGCAGCCGCACAGCGGCGGGTCAGTGACAGGCTTACGTCGGTTATGCCCGTGCGTGAACCGTCTTCCCTCCGGTACGGAAGATCCACAGCCACACTCGCAGGTGCTACTCGTCATGTAACCAGTATACACCAACCGAAGGAGATGTGATTCGATTGAAGGAAACCGGGCTCGGGTGGACCGCATTCACAGTGGACGATTCGGGCGGCGCGGCGAAGACAATCGTCAACGACGTGCGGTCGCTGGAGATCGCAACGCCGCGCGCCGTTTTCGACGTCACCGGCATGGACAAGAGCGCGTTCGAGCGCCTGCTCGGGCTGGCTGATTGCACGGTCAACCCGACCGGCGTCTTCAATGACGCGGCCGATTTCTCGCACGCGGTGTTCAAGACCGTGTCGAGCACGAGCGTGGCTCGCACCACCACGATGACCGTCTCGGGGCAGACCCTCGCGCCTGAGATCCTCTACACCGACTACGCGCTCACCCGCTCCGACGCGGGCGAGCTGACGTGGACGGCACCCGGCGTGCTCGCCAACGGCGTCGTGCCGACCTGGTCATGATCAACTACTGACGACCAATCACCACCGGAGACGACAGAAAGGGCCGGGGCAATGGCGATAGGCGGATACAAGCCGAAACGCAAGATTTTCAAGCTCGTGGAGTTCGCGGACTACGAAGGGCTCGAAGTCGAGGCGCGCAGCGTCAACACCGGACAGTTCCTCAAGATCGTGTCTCTCGCAACGCGACTGGAATCGCTCGGTGGCGATGAGTCAAAGTTCACGGCCGAGGACGTGGCGACGATCGAGAAGTTGTTCGGGTTGTTCGCCAAGGTGTTGCGCTCGTGGAACCTCATGGACGAGGACGAGAACGGCAATGACATCCCGGTGCCGCCCACGTTCGAAGGTCTGCTCTCTCAGGACCTCGATCTCGTGATGGAGGTCATCGGGGTGTGGATCGACGCCGTGGGCGGGGTGGACGCGGACACGGGAAAAGGCTCGCCCTCTACCGTGACTTCCCCGGTGCCCTTGCCGCCAATGGAAGCGTTGTCGTCGAACCGGACGAACTAAGGTACGCCAAGACCGTGCTCGGCATCTGCGAGCGGTTCGGACAGTTGCCGAGCACGGTCCTTGCCGAAGATCCCGAATTGGTCCGACTCCTCACCATTGAGGCGCTCGGGACCAAGCGGGAGAACCCCGAGGAGTAAAGTCGTGGGCAATGAGGTAACGATCGTCGTCAAGGCGCGTGAGACGGGCGCCGGGCGCGTCTTCTCGCGCGTTGCCGACAGCGCCCGCAAGATGCGTTCCTCGATCGTCCGCGACGCGACAGCCGTCAGTGGTGCCTGGCAGGACGCCTCGGGCCGCTGGCACGACGCCTCGGGCCGATTCATTGCGGCCAACGAGCGTACGGGTTGGAGCCTTGAAAAACTCCGAGCCAAGGTGCGCGAACTCCTGCCGGACATCCTGCGCACGCTCGGTAAAGCCGCCAGTATGGCGACCTCGGTCGGCGCGGTGTTCGCAGGCCCGGTCGTGACAGGCATCCTCGGCGCGGCCAAGGCCGTGACCGCCCTCGGTAAGGCGTCTGCACAGCTTGCCCCGCTCGCCGCCTTCCTACCCTCGATAGTGGCGAGCGCGGGCTTGCTCAAGGGCACATTAATGCTCGCCGGACCGGGGATGCTCAGGGCTATCGAGCCACTCACGAAGAAGTTCGCCAATACCGACAAGGAGGTCGGGGCGGTCACCAAGACCGTACAGCGACTCGCCAGCGTCGGGCTTCAAGACCTCGCCAAGAAATTCGTGAAGGTGAATCTACCGGCCATCGAGGAAGGTATGGCCGGGATTGCTACCAATATCAACAAGGTAGTGGTAAGCACTGGCAAGTGGCTCAACTCGATCGAGGGGCAACACCTCATCCGCACCATCACGTGGGCCACCGCGGACGCCGCCGACAAGCTCGCACCAAAATTCTCGCGCGCAGCAATCGCTCTCGGGCGGCTGGTCGATCGGGCGGGCGACAAGGCGATCAGCTCACTTGCGAACCTGCTCGGCAAGGCCGCCGACAAGGCGACTAAACTAATGAACAGCGTCAGTAAGGCCGATATCGAGAACGCCCTGACCAAAGCCAAGGACGCAGGGGAAGGGCTGTTCGGCAAACTGACCAAAATCAAGGACGCGGTCATCTGGCTCGGTGAGCACAAGGACATGCTCACCGGGATCTCGGACGCACTCGCTGTTACCTCGATCGCCATCGGCGCAGCGTCCGGCAACTGGATAGCCGTTATCGCCGGTGCCGCGACCCTGATCCTTAATCACTTCGACTTGATCAAAAAAGGTGTATCGAAGATCTGGAGCGGAATCGCGAACGATCCTGGCGTTCAAATGATCTGGGCCGCCGTGATGAGGATCGCCCGTGCCATCAAGGAAGATCTGCAGGATGCGTTCGAAACCGCCCGACCCTACATCGAGCGGTTCGGCCAGAGTCTCAAGCAGGCATGGGACAAGGCCGCCCCCTTGATCGCCAAGTTCCTGGAGAACCCGAACGTCATCGCCGGAATCAAGACCATCGCCCTCGGTATCGCCGCGCTGGCCGCAGCCTTCATCGCAATGCAGGTCGCGACCGCACTTGCGGTCGGCGCCATCGTCGGCGGACTGGCCGGGGCACTGGCGTGGCTGCTCGGCACGTTCGTCGGTGGCGTACTGGGCGCAGTCGCGACCGTGATCCGGGCCTTCGGGCAGATGATGGAGAAGATCGGCGAGTCGATGTCGACCCTTCCCGGTAAAGCAGGGGAGATCGGCCGCCAGATGCAGAAGATCGGCAAGGACTCGCAAGCGGCGGCGACCAAAGTCGAGGGACTGCGGGACCGGCTCGGCAGTCTCCAGAGCAAGACCGTGACCGTCACCTTTGGTGCCCGGTTCACACCCGGGTCGGGTGACATCTTCCGCGCCTATGGAGCTGGCGCCGGACTCGGGGTACTAAAGAAAGCCACCGGTGGTGTCGTCGGCGGATTCGCGCGAGCCGCGACCGGTGGAGCCCGCGGCGGCGCAGTGCTCGTCGGCGAGCATGGTCCCGAGCTGGTCAATCTCGCACCGGGCAGTATGGTGCACAGTGCCCCGCAGACCCGGCGCAAGATGCTCTCCGGTTTGCGATCCGGATTGGCCGGGGCCATCGCCGGATCAACTCGGGACGTCACCGCCGCGATGGACAAGCTCATGGCCGCCATGAAGAAATCCGGCGACCGTGGCGCGCAGGGCATCGTCACGGCCTTCAGGGAACGATTTCTCGACATCGCCAAGAAGCGTGAGGCGGTACTGGCACCTCTGCGGCAGGTGGTTACCGAGGCCCGGAAGAACTACGTCGATCTCGTCAACTCCGTACGGGACAGCGTCATCTCATCCGGCGCCATCGGCGGCAATCAGACTTTTCAGCAGATCGTCGGCAATCTATCGAGCCAGGTCACTTCGACCAAGCAATTCGCTTCCGTACTCGCAAAGCTGCGCACGGCCGGACTCGACTCGACCTCGATTTCGCAGCTCGTGGCACAGGGTTCAGACCTCGGGCTTGCGTCGGCGCGCTCCATCCTCTCCTCCGGAACGAGTGGTATCCGCCAGGTGGTCGACCTACAACGCGAACTCGCGAAGGCGGGCACATCTCTCGGCACACAGGCGGCCGAGTCGCGATACCGTCCGGATATCGTCAAGGCCGAGGCGACCCTCTATCTACAAACATCCGGTTCCAAGGTTGACGATTTCATTATCGAGATCCTGCGCCGCTCAATCCGGACGCGCGGGGGTAACGTACAACTCGTACTCGGAAAAGGCGGTGCGCGCTAATGGCTTTCCCGCAGACCGCGCTCTCGATGGGCGTCGAGATCTACGTCAATGGCGCATGGACCGGCATTGCCCCGGACGTCTACAGCCGCGATCAGATCACGATCACCCGTGGCCGGTCCGACGAGGGCCAGGCGATCGATCCCGCCGAGATGCAACTCACGCTCGACAACCGCAGCGGCAACTACAGTCCACGCAACCCGGCCGGGATCTACTTCGGACAGATCGGCCGGAACACCAAGATTCGGTACTGGGTCGCGAACGGAGAGCCGCGCCTGAGATTCGAGAGCGGGTCCGGATCGAATCAATTCTACATGCCTGACACCGCTGGAATCTCCATTACAGGAGATATCGATTTGCGTTCAGATATCACGCTGCCGACATGGAGGCCAAGTAGTGACAGTTCGAGCGTTGCCACAACGGCGTATCTTGGAATATATAAGGGCACTGTCAATGTTTCTTATCGGCTTGCACTTGAACCGACCGGCGAACTTACATTTGAATGGACTTCCGGCGGCGGGTCGACTGCGTCAAAGATTACGAGTGACCAGCCGGTTCCAGGGGCAACCACGGGGCGTAAAGCCGTCCGCGTGACACTTGATGTCAATAATGGTTCCGGCGGGAAAACGGCATCCTTTTATCATTCCAGTGATGACACCATGTCCGGGACATGGATTCTGTTTTCAACCATAACCAGTGCCGGAACGACTTCAATTTTTAACTCGACAGAGTCGCTCGGAACAGTTACTCACATGAATGGCACCGAAATTAACGCGATCGAAATTCGCAATGGAATCGCCGGATCGGTAGCAGCAAACCCTATATTTACCGCACAGGCTAGCGGAACTACATCGTTCAATGATGGTACTGGTAATACCTGGACCCGAGCCGGAACCGGATTGTTTCTCGACAACAAGCACTATCGATTCTGGGGCGACGCCTCGGCGTGGCCGGTCAAGTGGGATCGGTCCGGTAACGACGTCTACACGCAGATCACGTGCAATGGCATGACGCGCCGCCTCGGACAGGGGTCGACACCACTCAAGAGCGCCATGCGCCGAGGTATCCCGGCAATTGGGTCCGATCTCGTAGCTTACTGGCCGCTCGAAGACGGGCTCGACGCGACGTCGCTCGCGCCCGGCATCACCGGGGTCTCGAACGGCCGCATCATCGGCAGGCCGACGCTCTCGTCTTATTCAAACTTCATCGCCTCGGACGATGTACCGAGTGTCGGCACGGGGCGGCTCTACTTGCAGGTGCCCCACTACACCAATACCGACGAGTTTCAAGTGCGGTTCGTCATGCACGTGCCGCCGAACACCATCCCGAACAATACGGTCTTGATGCGCATCAAGACGAACAGCTCACTCGGGTGGATTGATTGGATCTACCAGACCGGCGATATCGTTCTCTTCGAGACCTACACCAATCTCGGGATTCTGTCGCTCACGACCGCGAGCTTCGACATCACCGATCAAGTCAATGGTCAAGATGCCAGGATCTCATTGGAATTCAATAAAAATGGCACGGGAGTTGATCTTAAAATCGTTGCCCTGCCTATTGGCGAAGACAGTGGTCTCACGTACAGCGAAACGAACGCTTCGATCACCCTTGGCTCGTGCACTTCGCTACTGATCAACCCGAACGGCGCCGACCTTGGCGACTTCGCCATCGGACACGTAACTGTCGAGAAGAACATCACGAGCGTGTTCGACTCGGCGCACGCCCTCGAACGGGCCTACCGGGGCGAGGCGGCGCACTACCGGATCGAGCGGCTCTGCGACGAGAACGACATACCGATCAACCTGCGCGGCGGCGGCGAGGACGCCGAGTTCCTCGGCTACCAGGGGCGTGGTGACCTCGTGACATTACTGCGCGAATCGGCCGCTGCCGACGGGGGCTTCCTCATCGAACAGCGCGACGCCGATGCGCTCTACTATCGCACGCGCGAATCGGTCTACAACCAACCCGCCCGCGCCTCGATCGCCTACAGCGACAACAACCTACAGAGCTTCGAGCCGGTCGAGGACGACCAGCGCACCCGGAACAAGGTGACCGTACAGCGCGACTCGGGACAGTCCGCCACGATCGAGGACACCGACAGCGTGCTGTCAACGAACGACCCACCCGACGGCGTGGGAATCTATGACGAGTCGGCCACGATCTCGCTCTACAGCGACGAGCAGGCCGTGCATCAAGCTTGCTGGCGTGTCCGACTCGGAACGGTCGACGAGGCCCGCTACCCAACGGTCGAGATCAACCTCGCGCACCCGGACTTCGCTACCGACCAGGCGCTCACGCGACAGATCCTCTCGCTCGACGTCGGCGACCGCATCGAGATCACGGACCCGCCCGTGTGGCTACCACCCGAGGCAATCGGGCAGATCGTACAGGGCTACCACGAGACGATCGCACAGTTCGAGCACACGATCGCCTTCAACTGTGCCCCTGCGGCCCCGTACCGGGCTGCTGTGTACGAGGGCCACCCGGACCACCTCGCGCGCTACAGCAACGAGAACACGGTCACCAATGAGGCACTCGACACCACCGAGACCGGCATCAACATCATCTACTCGGCGGGGCCCGATTGGACACACGCCGATGGCGACTACGACATCATGATCAACGGCGAGCGGATGACTGTCACGGGGGTGAGCGGCTCGGGCGGGACACAGACATTCACGGTCACCCGTAGCGTGAACGGCATTGTTGCGAGCCATACCACCGGCGCCAACGTCCGACTGTTCGAACCGAGTTATTACGCCCTCGGGGCAAGTTATGGCACCGGCTTGCACGTCGATGTCGACGAGGGCCGCCTGTTCCGGGCGATGGACTACTCACTGCCCGACGTGGTGGCCGAGTACGGCAATGGTACGAACACCATCACGGCAACGAATTTCGCCGCACTGCCCTCGTTCCCCTGCGAGGCGACAATCATCAATCCACATCCGAAAGCGTCGATGCTCGTACTCGTCAACTTCGGCGCGTGGGGCTCCGCGTCCGTGGGAGACTGGCGGTGCTCGATCCGGATCAAGCGTAGCGAACAGGAGTATATCGGCACAGGTGTTGCCCTTGGCGGCTCGGCGGGCTATGGCGAGATTCCCGCTTCGGCCTTGACCGTCCTAACCCACGAATTCGCCACGTTCACGTGCGAGCTCGAACCGAGCCCAGTACCCTACGTCTTCCAGTTCTACGCGATGAGGTCGGACGGGGCGGCCACGGTCGACGTTCGCTACGCAACGCTACGCCTGATCCCACTCAGGCATGTTGGACTGTAAGGGAGGGGCACACCGTGAGCAACCGAGGAATTCGGGCCGGTGCCGTGGTCGACGGTACCGACTGGAAACTCCCGGGCATTGCCAGCGCCTATGGCAACGGGACGAACGCGGTCACCGCAAGCGGTTTCTCGGTGCTGCCAACGACCACGTGCAGCACAACCATGACCAACCCGCACCCGTTTGCCCGCCTGCTCGTGCTGGCCGAATACGGGGCGTGGCTCATCGGCAACGGAGCGACCGGGGATGTCCGGGTGTGTCTCAATGTGAGCGGCTCCCTCGTTGTGAGCGCGGGCGTTGGTGGCGGTGGACCGATCGGATGGGGTGAGGTGCTCTACGCGACCGCGACCGGATACCAACAGCATCGGGCCGCGTGCACATACGAACTCCCGGTAAGCGCCACGGCGGCCACTTTTGCGTTCTATGCGATGCGTAACGGTTCGGGAACCGTCGAGTGCAACTACCCGGTCGTGCGCGTCGTACCCCTTCGCTACCTCTATGACCAGGGTAGGAGTTGAGCCGATGACCCGCCTTGCAGGCTCGAAGGTGCTCGCCGACGACTTCCAGTTGCCCGACATCGTGACCGCCTTCGGCAACGGAACGAACACCATCACTGCGACAACATTCACGGATTTACCGACAACCTCGTGCGTGGCCGTTATTACCAATCCACATCCGACCGCAAGCCTTATCTGTCTTGTCAAGTTCGGGGCATGGATGAGTGCTACTGCCAACTCGGTACGATGCTGCCCGCGGGTATCTGGTTCGACGACCATCGCGGCGGGAATCGGCGCGGGTGGTCCTCTCGGATGGGGGGAGGTCCCGCTCGCCGGGAACGACGCGAATCCGCAGCAGTGCATGGGCGGGGCAACATATTCCCTCCCGGCGTCCGCAACCGCCGCGACATTCACGATGCAGGCACTTCGTGACAGCGCGAGCGGAACACAAGTATGCAACTATGCCACAATTCGGATTATTCCGCTATATTACTCGCTGTAGCGGCATGTCGCCCGATCGGCCGCTTACATGAAGCAACTACTATTGGCACGGTAGTCGTTACTATCCGGCCGGGGCGCGGGCGAGAGGATACGGATCGGATGACGCCGGAAGCGTGGCAGGCGATCTCGGCAATCGTCGGCACTGTCGGCGCCGTGACGAGCGCCGTCGCCGTCGCCTTGATCACGAGTCAGCGAGGACAGGTCAAGCGCAGTGCGGACGCCGCCGAGGCCGCCCGCGACGAGGCCACGGCGGCCAAGGCGAACACGGAACCGATCTCGAACGGTTTTGCTGACTCGATGGTGCAGTCTTTCGCCGAGCTCACCAAGCGGTCGAAGCGCCATGAGCAGCAACTGGCCGCCTTGACGGACTCTCTCGGACGTCACCTCGTCGAACATCGCCAAACAGACCAATTCTCGCAGACCGACACTGATCCGTGGGGGATCTCTGCGGGCTGATCCAGTGGCCTGCAGGAACGATCCGGAGGTGCGACACTCCGGTCGGTATCGTGATCCGCAGGCCACCGGAGGGCGTGACATGACGAGAGCGACGCTGTTCCCTCCCGCCAATCGCACCGCGCAGTGGTACGCCTCGGAGTATCCCGGGACGACCTTCGACTTGATCGAGAAGCTCTGCCTGCACACGACCGAGGGCTCGGGCTGGCCGGGCTACTCGGGCGGCGCCGTCGCGCCGAACCTGACCGCCCTTCCGGACGTCGCGGGCCAGCGGCTCATCTGGCGGCACCACTTCCCGATCAACATGTCGAGCCGTGCACTCAGGAATCTTGCCGGTGGGGTGCCGACGAACACCGACCACGTGGTGCAGGTCGAGCTCGTCGGCACCTGCGAGAAGGGCGGCCCCGGCCTTTACTGGCCCAACGCGCCCGATTGGGCGCTCGCTGGCGTCGCCGAGCTCGTGGAATGGCTGCACGCCGAGTGGGCGCTCGCGCTCAATGCCGCGCCGCTATGGCTGCCGTACCCGGCGAGCTACGGCCAGACCAGGGCCCGGATGTCCGGCGCCACCTGGGACGCCTTCCGGGGCGTCCTCGGGCATCAGCACGTACCCGAGAATGATCATGGAGACCCGGGGGCACTCGACGCCGCCCGGATCATCGCTCTCGCGAGGGGAAGCACGATGGCACGCACACTGACCAACGAGGACATCGCAGCTCTCGCGGCGAGCCCGGTGTTCCGGGCCGCTGTGACCAATGCGGTATGGCGGGTCGGGTGGGGCGGCTCCCGGCAGGACGGGGAGAGCGAGTACGCCGACTGGCGGCTGTGGGCCGCCTCGCACCCCGAGAGCGCCGCTGAGGCCAACGCCGCCGCCGTGGCCGCCCTTACCGGGGGCCCGCTCGTCGAGGCCGTGGCCGACGCCGTGGTCGCCAAGCTCGGCGGTGGGCAGCTCAACGTGACGCTCACCCTCGCGCCCGAGGCGATCAAGGACGCCGTGCGCGAGGTGCTCACCGAAGGCACTGGCGGCACCCCGTGAGCACCCTCGCCGAGCTCGGCCTGCGGATGGTGCCCGCGGGCGCCGACGTGGCCCTCGACGACGAGGCAGGCTTCCACGCGCACGGTGCCCCGGACGCGCAGGGCGTAGAAGCCGATTTCGCGGCCCTGCGCACCCGGGGGTGGGCCGTCAACCGCACGACCCTCGAACAGTTACGCACGCGAGCAACGACGGCCGCTCCTGGCGGCTTCGGCGTCCCGCCCCGCAACGCCTTCTTTGGCACACCGGTGCACCTCGACGACGAGGTGCCCGACGGCATGCTGCACCCGGTCTACATCGAAAGGATCACCCGGCCATGAGCGGCTACCGGTGGCCTGCCGTTCGCGTGGACGACGGCGCCGACGTCACCCTGCAACTGTCCGGTGGCAACATCACCGAGTACACCGAAGGGCCGCCGCCCCCGCCGCCCCCGGGTGACGACGTGGTGCCCGCCGACACGACCACGGTCACCCTCGGCGGCGACGACTACCCGCTCGCGGGCATCGACCCGACGGCGCCCCTGCCGCCCGAGACGGGGATCTACCCGGGCTTCCGGGGGACGAATCAGCTCGTCGCCTACACCGCGGCGAGCGGCCCGGCGACCGTGACCAACCACTACGGCGTCGAAGTGCAGATCGACGCCGACCGCGCGGTGCTGGCCGTGAACGACCGGCTCGCCACCGGTAGCACTACCGGGACGGCGATCCCCGCCGACGGCGCGGTGCTGTCCGGCCACGACCAGGCAGCCGACTTCCTGCGCGGCGCCACGATCGGCGAGGTGGTCGAGTTCTCGACCAGGAGCGAGCCGCCCCCGCCTCCGCCATCCAGCGGGCCGGGCAACACCTCGACGTGGTACATGATCTGGGGCGACTCCCCGGCCGTGCACGTCAACACCAAGCCCGCGATCGACTTCGACGAGGTGCGCCTCGCGTTCTCGAACGACCGGGGCAACCCGATCGTCGGCAACGGGCCTTTCGGCCTCGCCACCTTGCAGAGCGAGTTGCAGCACCTTGTGTCGCTCGGCAAGCGCGTCTCGCTCTCGTTCGGAGGCGGCGGCTACACCACTGACTCGATCGTCAACGACGTGGCAGGCGTTGTCGCAGCGGCCGAAGACCGGCTACAGGTGCCGATCGGCGGCATCAACTGGGACGACGAGCGGCACGGCTTCCAGATCAACAAGGCCATCAGACAGAGCCGCACGCTCAAGAACGCCCGGGGCGATGGCTTCTACGTCTCGTGGTCTCCGGACGGCACGACGAAGTGGCTCTATCGCGACGCCCTCATCAATGCGCCTGACGTGGTTGATGAGCTCGCCTTCCAGTGCTACTACACCGGATGGGGACGAGTCGAGGTCGATACGGTCTTCAAGGGGTTTTTGCGGGACGGCAAGCTGAGCTCCGGGCAACTCGGTCTCGGCATGATGACCGGCGACTCGTCGGTATGGTCGCTGGCCGAGTGCAAGCGGTGGGCGCAGTACGCCCACGACACCTACGAGTGCCGCAAGTTCTTCCTGTGGGAGTTCTCACGGAACTCCACGCAGGCGTGGGTCGACTTCATGAACGCGCTCAAGGCCTGACCGAGAGAACCACGTAGGTGACCGCCCTCACCCTGCCGGGCCGGTGGGGCGGCATGATCGTGATGCGACGGCTCGGCGCCTGGCACCGTTACACCACCCGGCGAACTACCGTACGACCCAAGTCGATCATTGACGCTCTACCGAAGGAATGATCGTGAACACTACCCTCGCCGACGCCCTCGGCAAGGCCACGCGCAATGCCGTGCAGGTGCTCGTGCCCCTGCTGGCCCTCGTGTCCGCTGGCACCATCACGAGCGCCGACGCGCTCGCGGTCTCGGTCGCGGCAGCCCTCGCGTTCGTCGCCTCGCTCGGCAAGAGCGCGCTCAACTGGCGCGCCGGGCCCGACGCCGGGCTGCTGCTGCGCCTGCTCGACCGGGTGGGCCCGGCGGCCGTCGGCGCCGTGCTGGCGCTGTGGCCGACCGACCTCGCCGGGGCGCTCGCGGCCGACTGGCGGGCGATCGGCCTCGCAGCGACCGGGGCCGCCGGTACCGCGCTGGTCATGTGGCTGCTCGAAGTCCTGCCCGCCGAGTCGGTCGGCCTGCGCCGCATCCTGCCTCGCCAGTCCGAGGAATCGCTGCCCCGGGCCGCCTGACCCGGTACCGTACGCATGAGAGCCCCGGTCGGCCCGTCACCCGCGAGGGAGACCGCACCGACCGGGGCTCTCGTGCGTCAGCAGGACGTCGGGCCGAGCAGGGCCCGCACCCGGGCGAACAGGTCCGGTGACGGGGCGCAGACGGCCAGCCGCGCCAGGGTCCGTGACGAGGTGCCGGTGCGGACGGCGAGCAGCACCGGCGCATCACCCGGATGGCGGGCGAGGATCTCGGCCAGCCGGGCGACCACCGGGGGCGTGCAGCGCGAGCTCTCGACGAACAGCCGGACGGCGCCGCCCGGCTCGTCGAGGTCGATCGACGTCACGTCCGAGGCGAACAAGACCGGGGTCTCGTCGCGCCGGTTGATCCGGCCCCGGACGGCTACCGCCCGGTCCTTGCCGAGCAGGTCCGTGACGAGCTCGTAGGTCGAGGGGAAGAACAGCACCTCGATACCGCCCGTGGTGTCCTCGACCGTGGCCGTGGCCCACGGCTTACCCCTCTTGGTGACCTTGCGGTCAAGCACCGAGATGATGCCCGCGAGGGTGACCTCGGCTCCGTCCGCCCGGCCGTCGGGCCCATGGATCGAGGCGACCGTGCAATCGGCGATCCGGGCGAGCGTCCCCTCGCACCCCGACAGCGGGTGGTCGGAGACGTAGAGCCCGAGCATCTCGCGCTCGAAGGTGAGCATCTCGTGCTTGCCCCACTCGCCCTCGGGCACGACCGCCTCGCGCTCGCCTGCGGCGTCCTGCTCGCCATTGAGGGCCTCGAAGAGCGAGAGCTGCCCCGGTGCCCCACGGCTGCCCGCGGACAGCGCGAGCGCTTCGTCTGCGGCCTCGGCCAGCCCGCGGCGGGTGTGCCCGAGCGAGTCGAACGCCCCGCCCTTGATCAGCGAGTCGACGACCTTCCGGTTCCGGACGGCACTGGGTGCCCGGCGCAGGAAGTCGCCGAACGAGGCGAACCGGCCCCCGTCCTCGCGGGTGGCGATGATGGCCGCGACTGCGGTCTCGCCGACGTTGCGCACGGACGACAGCCCGAACCTGATCTCGTCGCCGGACGCTGTGAACTCGGGATCGGAGAGATTGACGTCGGGCGGCAAGACCTTGATGCCCATCCGGCGGCACTCGCTCAGGTAGACCGCCGTCTTGTCCTTCTCGCCATTCACGCTCGTGAGCACCGAGGCCATGTACTCAGTCTTGTAGTTGGCCTTGAGGTAGGCGGTCCAATAGGAGATGAGGCCGTAACCGGCGGTGTGGGCCTTGTTGAAGGCATAATCGGAGAAGGGCACGAGGATCTGCCACAACGTGTCAATCGCGTTGTCGCTGTAGCCGTTCGCGCGCATGCCGTCCCGGAACGGCCCGAACTCGTGGTCGATGATCTCCCGCTTCTTCTTGCCCATCGCCTTGCGCAGCAGGTCGGCACGGGCGAGGCTGTAACCGGCCACCCGCTGGGCAATCGCCATCACCTGCTCCTGGTAGACGATCAGTCCGTAGGTGGTGCTCAGGATGTCGTCGAGCGGTTCGGCGAGCTCGGGGTGAATCGGCTCGATCGGCTGCAACCCGTTCTTGCGCAAGGCGTAGTTGGTGTGCGAGCCCGCGCTCATCGGGCCCGGACGGTACAGCGCGAGCACGGCCGAGATGTGCTCGAAGTGCTCGGGCCGCATCGTCCGCAGCAGGCCACGCATCGGGCCGCCGTCGAGCTGAAAGACCCCGAGCGTGTCGCCCCGCGCGAGCAGCTCGAAGGTTGCCGGGTCGTCGAGGTCGTGCGAGATCGAGTCGAGGTCGACCGGCGCCTTGCCGTTGCGGACGATGGCGCGCAGCGCGTCGTCGATGATCGTCAGGTTGCGCAGCCCAAGGAAGTCCATCTTGAGCAGACCGAGGGTCTCGCACGCCGGGTAGTCGAACTGCGTGATCGTGGCGCCGTCCACGTCACGCCGCATGATCGGAATGTGGTCGATGAGCGGTTCGCGCGACATGATCACACCCGCGGCGTGCACGCCCCATTGCCGCTTGAGCCCTTCGAGCCCGCGGGCGAGGTCGACCACCTCGCGCGCCTCGTCGTCGGTCTCGTAGATCTCGCGGAACTTCTCAGCCTCGCCGTACCGCTCGTGCCGCGGGTCGAACGCGCCCGTGAGTGGGATGTCCTTGCCCATCACCGGCGCGGGCAGCGCGGACGTGAGGCGGTCGCCGACGGCGAACGGGTGGCCGAGTACCCGGGCGGCGTCCTTGAGCGCCTGCTTGGCCTTGATGGTGCCGTAGGTGACGATCTGCGCAACCCGCTCGTCGCCGTAGCGATCGGTCACGTACTTGATCACCTCGTTGCGGCGGCTCTCGTCGAAGTCGATGTCGATGTCGGGCATCGAGATACGGTCCGGGTTGAGGAACCGCTCGAAGAGCAGGCCGTGCCGCAGCGGGTCGAGCTCGGTGATTCCCATCGCATAGGCGACCAGGGAACCGGCGACCGACCCGCGGCCGGGGCCGACCCGGATGCCCCGTGCCTTGGCCCACCCGATCAGGTCGGCGGTCACCAGGAAGTAGCCGGGGAAGCCCATCTTGCAGATGATCGACGTCTCGTAGTCGGCGCGCTCGCGGACGTCGGCCGGGAGGCCGCCGGGGAAGCGCCGGGCAAGGCCGAGTTCGACCTCACGCAGAAACCACGATTCCTCGCTCTCGCCGTCCGGCACGGGGAACCGGGGCATGAGGCCCGCGCCCTCGGTGAACTGCGCGTCGCACCGCTCGGCGATGAGCAGCGTGTTGTCGCACGCCTGCGGGACGTCGCGCCAGTAGTCGCGCATCTGCGCCGGGCTCTTGAGGTAGAACTCGTCGGCGTCGAACTTGAAGCGCCGCGGGTCGTCCAGGGTCGAGCCGGACTGCACGCACAGCAGGGCCGCGTGCGGCGCGGCGTCGCCCGGCTCGACGTAGTGCAGGTCGTTGGTCGCCACGAGCGGCAGGTCGAGGGCGCGGGCCAGCCGCAGCAGGTCGGCGCGTACCTCGCGCTCGATGCCAAGGCCGTGATCCATGAGCTCACAGAAGTAGTTGCCTGGCCCGAAGATGTCACGCAGCTCGGCGGCCGAGGCGACCGCGCGCTCGTACTGCCCGAGCCGCAAGAGCGTCTGCACCTCACCCGAGGGGCACCCGGTGGTCGCGATGATGCCCTTGCCGTACATGGCGAGCAGCTCGCGGTCGATGCGCGGCTTGAAGTAGTAGCCCTCAATGCTGGCGATCGAGCTCATCCGGAAGAGGTTGTGCATCCCCGCGGTGTTCTCGGCCCACATCGTGAAGTGGGTGTAGGCGCCGCCGCCCGAGACGTCGGCCCGGCCGCCGGTGCCCCACCTCACGCGCGTCTTGTCGAACCGGCTCGTGCCCGGGGTGAGGTACGCCTCGACGCCGATGATCGGCTTGATGCCGCTCGTCGTGGCTTTCTTCCAGAACTCGTAGGCCCCGAACAGCGTGCCGTGGTCCGTGATGGCGAGCGCGTCCATGCCCATCCGCGCCGAGGCGGTCATCAGGTCGCCGATCCGGGCGGCGCCGTCGAGCATCGAGTATTCGGTGTGGTTGTGCAGATGCACGAAGCCCGAGCCGGTCACGATGTCGCCTCGTTAGTGACCTGACGCATCAAGTGTTTTCCGATGAACTCGGCGTAGACCGGAGGAATAGCCTCGCAGACCTCGCGAATCCCCCGCCTGGTCCGCTCCGTCGAAGATGCCTCCGGGACGGCGAGCCAGGGAACGCCCATGACCTCACATGCCCTTCTCTGCCATGCTTTCGAATGCTTCCCGCCGTGGATCGACATGAGCGGGGCGTCATCGGTCGGAAGATACCCGTTCCGCGTACACCGTAGTGAGTGAACGGGATGAGGCGGCTGCTCGACGTCGAAGCCGATCGTTTCGAACAGACGATGCCGTTCCACCATCAGCCCATCGAACATGTACCCACACAGTGTTATCGGAGACCGGAGAGGGGCGCCTGGTACATTCTCTATCACACCTGGCATATCATGTCGGAGAATGGCTTCCCTGATCGGCTCGATGAGCCGTGAATATGACTTCTTGTTGTAGGCGTTAAGGGGAGAGTACGACTGGCATGGTGGCGAGGCGTGAACGGCCGAGAAACTTTTCATGAATGACGTATCGGCGATGATTTCGAGGGCATCGGCCCGAATGAACCTTTCCGGATTCAGATAACTTGGCTGTGGGTCGATGTCGACCCCCCATACCTCGAATCCGGCGCGTTCGTATCCGGCGCATGATCCACCACCACAGCAGCAGAGATTAAGCAGGCGTGGCCGCGACATCACAGATCAGTCCCTTCATCCTCATCATCGAGCGAGGACCGGTCGAGCAGCGCGAGCGCCTCGTCGGCCAGCCTGCGCGCCCGTCCCTCCGCATTGAGCGCCTCGATCACCTCGCCGACGGCTCGCAGCACGGCGTCGGCGCCTTCCTCGGGCCGGACCCACCGGCCGGATGTCGGCGGGGCCAGCAGGTACAGTAGGGCCGCCGCGAGCATCCGGGGCGAGTCGTGCGCGCCACCGAGCAGGTCATGGTTGCAGCCCTTGCAGCAGCCCCCGCGGACCTTACCGGTGCCGTGGTCGTGCTCGACCGCGGGCGCCCGGTCGCGCGAACGGTTCCGGCAGATCGCACACCGACCGCCCTGCAACTCCATGATCGCTTGCCACGCGGCGTCGGCGAGGCCGTAGACATCGCGGCGCCGGGCCGCCTGCGCGTCGGCCCGCTTGCACGCCTTGCACTTGGTCCCCTGGCAGTACCACACCGGCACGAACGACTGACACCCCGAGCACCACCGGTAGCCGGGAGGCCACTCGGTCGGCGGCACTCGCTGCCGGTGCGGAACGGGGGCGGCGGCGAGGCGCAGCTCGGCGGCGCGGCCCTGCCCGGGGTAGGTGGTGCGGTCGAGCCGGTGCCATGTGCAATAGGGTGACCGCGGGTCGATCGTCGGCTCGGTGCAGGGCCCGACGTCTTCCTTGTTGATGACGATGCGGGCGCGACATTTCCTGGCGTTGGTGATCCGCGGTGGTCCGTCCTTGCCCTTCGTGGTCATGCCCTCTCCCGGTGGAACGGGAGCGGCCCCCACTCTGCCCGATGGCCCCAGGGCAGGGCGAGGGCCGCTCGATGGTGGCCGACGTCAGGCGTCGGCGCCGTCGTCCTCGACGTCCGGCAACTCGGCGGCGAGCGCCTTCGAGACCTTCTCGCGCAGGTCGTCGTTGACCGCGCGGTGCTGCGCGTACATCTCCAGATCACCCGCGATGTCGTCGAGCTTGCCCCTGGCCGCCTTGTACCGGGCGGCGTGCTTCGCGACGGCCTTCGCCGTGGCGCCGTACAGGCCGAGCAGCCGCTCGACCTTCTCGACCACGGTTTCGCTCTTCATCGCCATGACTTGATCACTCCGGTTATCTGTTCTCGGTTCGGGATGAGGTGGGGCAAGGGAACGGCCGGGCGCTTCGGACTCGCCCGAAGCGCCCGGCCGTTGGTCACTACTGGCGGGGCGTCACTCCCAAGGATTGCTCGCCGCCGCCTTGGCCGCCGCCGCGCGGGCGTAGTCCTTCGCGAGCTTGACCTGCTCGGCCGTGGGAGCCTCCAGCACCCACGGGGCGTTGCGCCCGCGCTGGCTCGGCACGCCCTTGACCAGGACGCCGAGGCCGCGCTTGCCCCGCTTCATCTTCTGGATCAGGAACGAGGTCACCTGCTGCCCGGTGAACTGGAAGCCCTCCAGCTCGAACGGCAGGTCCTCGCCCTCGAAGAAGTCGGTCGGCAGGTCGCCCTCGCCGCCGGGCGCCTGGAGCACCACGACGTCGCACTCGACCCAGGGGTACTCCTTGCCGTCACCGTTCTTCGACTGGCGGGTGCCCTGCTCGTAGGGGCGCATCAGGAGCAGGCAGCCCTCGATGTCCTCCATCCGCGGGAACGAACTGCCGGTCGCGAGAGCGATGTCGTCCTCGAAGCTGTCGTCGAAACTCTCGTCACCGGTATTGACCGCGATCGAAACGTTCTTCGCCATGCGCGTGATCCCCTTCGGATCGGGTTGAGCTGAGCTCGGTTGGGTTGGGATCTTGCTGTCACTCGGAACCGGCCCGAATTGCGGGCCGTGGGGCCTGATGATCCGTACTCGACGGGAGCGTCGCCTTTCCGGGGCGGGTGCTCCCCCCACGGCCCGTGAACCGGGCCGGTTCCTACTTGGTGTGGTTAGAACCTACCATGCTTAACCGGGTGGTGCAAGCCGGTAGGCCGTCCCGGGTGCCCGAGCGTACCGCCGACTACGGCGCGACGCGGCCGTTGCCGAGGAACGCCGCGTGCGTCGTGGGCATGACCTCGGCGAAGATCGCCTCGAACTTCCGGGCGACGAGCTCGATCTCGCGCATCGGGTGCGAGGGGAAGGTCGCGCCCTCATCCTCGACCCGCAGCGAGAGGAAGTTCATCAGCGCGCGGGCGTTCATGGTCACGTAGGCCGAGCTGTAGATGTTGACGGGCAGCACCATCCGGGCCACCTCGCGGGCGATGTCGGCCGCGAGCAGCCGCTCGTAGGCGCTGTAGGCCGCCGTCGAGGACCGGATGAGCTCATCCTCGACCGCCTCGTGCTGAGCCGCCGTACCGGCCGTCAGCCGCGGGTGGGCCGACGTGCCGCCCTGCCGGACGTTCCGGAAGCTGTCCGGCACGTAGAACACCGGTTCGAGCTTGCGGTAGCGCGCCGATTCCTCGTTGTACGAGGCGATGCGGTGCCGCATGATCTCGCGCCAGACGAAGATCGGCGCCTCGACGTAGAACGTGAACACCGCGTGCTCGAACGGCGAGCCGTGCCGGTTGCGCATGAGGTAGTGCACGAGCCCGGTGTCGCGCTCGTGCTCGACGTAGCGGGCGGCCGACTGACCGGCGGTCGAGACCCTCGCGGCCCGGACGACCGAGGCGTCGTTGCCCATCGAGTCGATGAGCTCGACCCGCATGTCGGACCGCAGGACGACGACGCTCTTCTCGGCCTGCGCGAACCGCGGCTGTGCGCAGTCGGTCATCAGAACCCCTTTCCGACGAGGCTGTTCACGTGGTCGGCGATCCACCGCGTGTAGGCGGGCGGGATCGCTTGAGCGAGCTCGTCGCGAGTCATCCACTCGATCCCCATTGCTTGGCGCCAGAGATCGACCTCGCCAGGACCGAGCCCCTGCCCATGACCGAACACGCCAACGACCGACGACATCGTGATGACCGGCTCCCCGCTGTGGTACCGACGCACCGGATAGATCTTCCCGGCCGCATCCTGTTTCGCGTGCTGGCACTCCGGCTGTGGCAGCTCAATAGCATGCGCCTCAAAGAGGCGATGCCTGCGGACACCGAGACCGAACATCGATCCGCACAGAATCACGGGGTCGACGAGAAGCGCTCCCGGGGTGTTCTCGATCACGAACGGCACCTCAGCCACGAGCAGGGCATCGCGTGTCTGTGGGATCAGATCAACGGCGTGCTTGCGATTCGCCCCGGGCCGGATGACGTGCCGCGCTACGGTGTGCACCTTGCACGGCGGTGAGGCGTGCACGAAGTCGAACGAACGAACGTAGTCGATATCGCGCAGCACGTCGAGGACATCGCCTCGATGGAACGCGAAGGGGTAGCGGGGTTGCGGATCGATGTCCCATCCCTCCACTTCGAACCCAGCGTCGGCGTATCCGCGTGCGGCGCCCCCGGCCCCGCAGAAGAGATCAAGGACGCGCATCAGAACCCCTTTCCGACGAGGCTGTTCACGTGGTCGCTCAGGCTGAGCCGGTACCGCTCGACCGCCGAGTCGGCGAGGTAGGCGGGCGTCTTCACCGGGTAGATCTTGACCTTGCCCGTCTCGATCGAGGCGGCAGCGAGGCCGCCGACGTCCGGCACGAGGTCGGCGTGCCAGTCCTGCGTTTCGCCGGTGCGCCAGTCGTGCGGGCGGCAGCGCGAGTACATCGCGAGCTGCGTCGCGTGCGTGATCCACTGCATCTTGCCCGTTTTCTTGTCGAGCACGATCACCGCGCCGACGTCGAGACCGGCGGCGGCCGAGAACTTGGTCGCCTTGACCACGCGGGCGAGGTGGTCGACGGTGCCCGCGAGCCGCCGGGCGTAGTCGACGCCGAAGCGCTCGTGCACGAGCAGTTCGAGGCCGCACCGTTCGAGCGCCTCGGCGAACGCCTTCGCCGTGATGTCGTACTGCGCGAGGGTCGGCCCGAAGGTGGGGTCGATGACCGGCGCGCCGGGCACGGTGAAGGCGTGCCACGCGGTACCGCGGCTGGCCGCCGACAGCGTGCCTCCCATCGGCACGTGCGTCTCGCCGGGCTTGACCTTGATCGCCTCGTCGATGTCGATGCCGTCGTCGGCCGCCCGGATGAGCAGCTCATCCGTGATGGCGTCGATGCGCTTGCCGTCGGAGTAGACGAGCCCGCAGAGCTCGGCCTGCAAGTCGGGGCGCCGGGCGAGCGCGAGCAGCGCCATCCGCTGCCGCCACAGTGAGAGGCCGTGGGCGACGTCGTTCCACCCGGACGCAGTACTCACCCGGGCGAAGTGGCGGCGGCCGTCGGCCGACTGGCGCTTCTCGACCTTGCCGTCGGGCCAGGCGGCCGGGGCGAGGCCCCATGCCGGGTCGGGCAGCAGCAGCGGGCGGCCCCACTGATCACGCGGAACGCCGAGTTCGTCGAGCAGGTCATAGGGCTTGGCCGGGCGCGCCGGTGCCACCTCGATGTCGTCGAAGTCGAGCGGGTCGTGCAGGTCCGTGGGCTCGAAATCGCACTCGTACACCTCTACCCCGACGTCGCGGCTCACGTCGAGGGCGCTCATTCCTGCACCTCACTGTTCTTCGAGGCCCCCGGAAAGTCAACCCCCGCGCCGTCCGGGTGTAGCGAATTCAGTAGGCGGCGGGCCAGGAGGAGGCCACCCGCAACTCCACCGAGAGCGGTCGCCGATGCCTGGCGACCGTTATCTGCGGCTCGCTCGGCGGCGGAACCGACGCGGGAGATTTCATCCGTGATTTGCGCCCGCAGTTCGTCAAGAACCGACCGGTAAGGACATAGGTGATCTGTAGTCGATTCATCCGCAGTCTCGGGCCAGCCGAGGCCCGTCGATTCGCTGCTCATGCTGCGTTCTCCTTCGACTCGGTGGATGACGTCGGGTCCTTAACCTTGCGGCCCGGCTTGCCGGTCTTGCGGTATTGCACGTTGGTGCCCGCCTCGTTGACGGGCAGGGCCGGTTCGACGATCCATGGGTGATCACGGTCTGTCGCCAAGCCCTTGAGGGTCACTTTCTCGGCCTTGACCTGCTCACGGGACCTGCTTCCGGGCTTGAGCACCCGGATCAGCGCCTTGCCGTCATCGCCCCGCCGGTACAGCGCCCGTTCGAGGCTGCCCGCGCTGGAGTACCCGAGTCGATCGGCGACCTCGGCCATCACCGAGCCGGGGAACTCGTCGAACAGGCGACGCACCCGGTCCACGAGCGGTAGGCGCGCCACCGTGGCGGCGAGCGCCTGCGCCTCGTCGACCACCCCGTTGTCGGCATCTGGGGCGGCATCGACTTCGAAGTCGCCCCAGATGCCGAATCGCTGGTCGGTCTCGCGGGCCCACGAGAGGCACTGCCCGCGCACCGGGCAGCCCTCGCAGATCGTGACCGCCTCGATGCGCTGCGCCGGAAGGGGCGAGAACCACAGCTCGGGGTCGTGCTCGGTGCAGCTACCACGGGTGCGCCACCCGCAGTCGTCCTCGGCGGGCCGCCCGAAGACGGTCCGGCGACGGGTCGGCGGGTGCCTAGATGATTGCTGCTGCGCGGGGGTGTCCGCCTCGTTGATCGTCACGCCGGACCGTCCTCGCGATGGGGCTTCCCGTCCCGGTACCACCAACGGTCCCCGTCGGCCAGCTCGACCGCCGGACCGTCCTCGCGGTGGAGCTTGCCGTCCCGGTACCACTCGCGGTCCCCGTCGGCCCGCTCGACCGCCGGACCGTCCTCGCGGTGGAGCTTGCCGTCCCGGTACCACTCGCGAGAGCCGTCGGCCAGCTCGACCGCCGGACCGTCCTCGCGGTGGAGCTTGCCGTCCCGGTACCACTCGCGGTCCCCGTCGGCCCGCTCGATGCAGGGGATGCCGGTCAGCAGGTTGAACAACTCGTTGAACTCCTCACACCACCCCCGTTCGTCCGCGATGGCGATCAACTCGGTGGCAGTCATCGGGTGGTCGGTGCGCCAACCCGACGACGATTCCGCGGCGTATCTGTTGATCTCTTCGGCAGAGTAGGCGGTGTCCATAGAAGAAACGCTACCAGGACCTACTAGTATTAGTCAACCCCCTTGGGTAGCGATGTGGACGTGCTCGGCCGAGGCCACCCGGGAGGCGTGCAGGGCCAGCAGCACGGCCGGGTCGTCGGGGGCGGCGGCCGAGACCGGGTCGTCGTTGTCGAGCCGGTGGAACAGGATCAGGTGCGCGGCGAGGTGGGCCGGGGCCATCCCTTCGACGGGCGGGCAGCGCATCGGGTCGCCGGGCCGGTCGAGGTCGCGTTCGCCGACGACGTGCATCCCGAGGTGGATCTGCACGAGGGCACTCGCCAGGCTGGCCGCCGCGGGCTCGCTGAGCCCGGCGGTCCGGACCTGCGCCGCCGCCTCGTCGGCCGGGGCCACATAGAGCGGGTCGCCCGGTTGCAGCACGGTGACGAGGTTTCCGGGCGGCGGGCTGCCGGTGGACTCCCGTCCGGTCTTGATGTTCCGCATCGTGATCACGTCCGCCGCCGACACGTCGCGCTCGATCACGTGCCAGATGCCGGACTTGAGCCGGATGCAGGCCCCGACGGGTACGTGGCGCCACTCGTGCAGGTTGACCTCGGCGATGCTCACGGCAGGTTCCTCTCACTCACGTCCGTGGCGCCGCCGCTCAGGTCGGATGCCTCCCACATGCCGGGCAGTCCGTCGAGGTTCCTCTCGCTCGTGTCCGCGGCGCCGAGCTCGTCGAGGTCGTCGACCTCGAACTCGACCACGGGAGCGGGCGTCCGGCCGGGCATCGCCGGGCCCGAGGGGTGCTCGGCGATGCCCTCGTCGTCCGGGCCGGGCCGGAACGCCGACGGGTCGACGGCGTTGTCGGCGACGTGGTGGGCCGCCGACGCGAGCTCGAAGCAGATCATCGACAGCCGATCATAGTGTTCGCCGAGCCGCCGCAGGCGCGCGAGGGATACCCGCAAGAGCACGGCGCGGGCGCTATCCACCTCGTCGAGGTCGAGGTAGGCCACGGCGCGGGCCGTGGGGTCGAGGAAGTCGCGGGGGTCGACGCGCTCGACCGGCTCAGACTTCGCGTCATGGCGGTTGGCTGACTCACAGGTGTAGGTGTTGCAGCTCGCGCAGTAAACCGGGTCGGGCAGGTGCTCGGACATCGGAAGATCCTTTTCGTCGGACAATGCGGACACGCAACGTGATCAGGCTCGATGCTGCTGGCGGTCCCGGGGTGGATACTGACCGGCACCGCCGTAGTCGGACGCCGCCCCGCTGTCGGTTGCTCCATCGGGTGCGGTACCATGCTACCAGCACCTAGTAGGAACCGACTACGAGAGGGAGAGGGGGGAGCGGAGTGGCGACCTTCGACGCGCAGCTCAGTGCACAGATTCCGCAAGGGCAGGAAGACACGATCATTGCCTTGTTCAATGAGGACCGTGAGCACGGTCGGGCGAGCAAGGCGGACGTGATCCGAGCGGCTCTGCAAGAGGGACTGCCGATCCTCGCGCGGATGAGCCCGACGAACCGGCTCAAGCTCTATGCCGAGATCCAACGCGGAGAGTAGCGGACAAAGCAAGACTCCCCGGGTCCGACGCCGGGGAGTCCGCATGATGCACGAAGGGCTCCGATGTCCAACTTCACGGTAGCAGGTGACCCCGCGTGAGCAACGACGACATGTCACCGGCCGGTGACGACCGCGGGACGACCCGCGCCGAGGTGTACGGCGCCGCCGCCCCCGACTACTTCCGCGCAGGCTGGCAGCCCCTCCCACTCCCCCCGGGCTGCAAGTACGCGCCACCGTCCGGCTACACCGGCGCCGACGGCAAGCTCATCGGCTCGATTCAGACGATCAGACAATGGGCGCGCAACCCCAAGGGTGCGACGGGCAACGTCGCACTGCACCTGCTGCACCCGTTCGTCGGTATCGACGTCGACACCTACGACGACAAGAACGGCGCGAGCTCGCTCGCGGCGGCCGAGGCCGAGCTCGGGCCGCTTCCCCCGACCCTCATCTCGTCGGCGCGGCCCGACCCCCTCATGTCCGGCATCCGGGTGTTCCGGCTTCCGGACGGGTGCTCGCGGCTCGACCCGAAGGCCGAAGAGCGGCTCACCTCGCGGTTCGGCGCCGACATCGACGTGATCTCGCAGAGCTACCGCTACGTCGTCGCGTGGCCCTCGATCAACCCCGAAGCTCTCGACGAGGACGGTGCGCCCCGGATCTATCGATGGTACGTGCAGGCGGGAAGCCCCCACGGTACGTGGCGGGTCGAGCCGATCGACGGCGTACCGGACCGGGCGATGGTCGCCGAGCTTCCGGCGGCGTGGGCCGACCTGCTCACCGGTCCGGCCGGGGGTGACCGCGAAAACGCTGACCGGGCCACGAGGGCGCGGGTGCAGACGGCAGGGCGCGCGACGGCCGACCCGTTCGATTCCGAGCTCGTCGAGCTCGGAATCGACGTCGCGGACGCCGCTACCCGGTTGTTCTCCCGTGAGGGCGCCGACACCGAGATCGAGCAGTGGCTCGCCCACCTGCGCAAGGCCCGGCGCGGCCGGATCAACGACGTGCTCAAGGACGCGACCTCACACCTGTGGCACTTCGTGCCCCACTTCCTGACGGCCGACGTCGCGCGGGCCCTGCTCGTCGAGGCGCAGCGGCAGGCGTGGGTCGCCTCGGGCGGCAAGGACAACGGCGACTACCACCAGGCCAATCGGACGATCGATCACACGGTCACCTCATACGTGCCCGCGCAGGTCAAGTTCGGGCTGTGGTGGGTTGCCGTACCTGACGAGGACGACGAGCCGATGGCGGGCCCGGGAAAAGCCCCCGCCTCGCCGGTGGCGACGACGCCCCCGGCCGAGGCGGACCCGGCGCAGACGAACGACGAGAACGATCCGACCGAGGTCGACGATTGGGACGCGCCGAGGCCGAGCGCATCATCGAACGATGTGGCTTCGAGTGGGGCAGCGTCGGCCGTGTCATCGGCTGATCGCCACGGCCCGAACGGCCGGGCCGACATCGACGCGATGCTCGTGCTGCGCGAGCAGCGCCGCCGGGAGAAGCGCGAAAGAGCCGAGGCCGAGCAGCTCGCACAGATCCTCACGACCGAGCGCCTGCGCCGCAAGGCCAAGGTCATTCTCGACGAGGAAGAGGCCGCCCGGGTCGCCGATGCCGAGGCCGTGGCCGCGCTGATGAGCGAGTTCATCACGGCGGCCGACCTCGACGAGACCGACCCCCCCGAATGGCTCGTCGGCGGCGACCCGAACGACGAGAACCTCAAGGGTCGAGGCCTGTTCTACCGCGAGACCGTGACGCGCGTCATCGGCGCCGGGGGCACCTACAAGACCTTCCTCATGCTCTCGATCGCCTCGTGCGTCGCCCGGGGCATCCCATGGTTCGGCTTCGCGACCAAGCCCGGCCCGGTGGTGTACGTGATGGCCGAGAGCAAGAGCGGTGCCGCTCAGCGCATCCGGGCGTTCGAGCGGCATTACGGCCTCATGCCGACCCGTGACCTGCACGTGATCACGCGGCCGGTGCAGACCGTCGGCCCCGAGTGGCCAGCCTTCGTGGCCGCCTGCAAGCAGCTCGGGGCGGCCCTGGTGGTGCTCGACACACAGGCCAAGGTCACGCTCGGGCTCGACGAGAACGCCGCGACGGACACCGGCAAGTGGATCAACGCGGCCGAGCGCCTGCGCCGGGAGACCGGCGCCTGCGTCGTGCTCGTGCACCACACCGGGCACGACAGCAACCGGGGCGTGTCCTCGCGCCGCGGGCGTGGCTCGTCGGCCGCCTACGCGGGCATCGACACCGAGGTCTTGGTCGAGCCGGACGGCGACCGGGTACTCAAGTACACCGTGACCCGACAGAAAGAAACCGAGCGGGGCGAGACCGGCCGCTTACAGATGATCGAATCGGGAGATTCGATCACGGTCGCCCTGGTCGACGCCGAGACCGTGACGCCCGAAGAGCAGGCGAAGCAGGTCGACACCGCGCTCGACGTGCAGGCGCTCGCGGCCGACAAGAGGCGCGACGGCGTGGCCCGGGTACTGGCCGCCACGTTCGGCGGCGGGCTTGGTGGCACGAGGACCGAGCTGCGCAAGGCGTACTCGGCGGCCCTCACCGAGGCGGGCATGCTCCCGGCGGGCAAGCTCGCGCCCGAGAGCACGCTCTATAAAGTGATCACGGAGATGGAAGCGGCCGGGTGGCTGCTGCGCCCGACCCCGACGGCCGCGCGCTTCGTGCTCTCGCCCGAAGGCTGCAAGAGCATCGGTGTGCCGTTCGTGCCGCCCGTGTGGGCGCAGGGCGATGAGGAGGACCCGGACGACGACAACGGCGTCGCCGAGTCCATCCGGCGGGCTGAGGCCGCTCTCGCGGGCGCGGGGGACGGCGAGTGGGCCATCGGCGGGGATGAGGACGACATCGAGGTGTAGTCGCAAGATCTTTACCGAGAACGGCGTGTAGGGATCATGAGAACCTAGCCTGACCTGCGACTTCTCATGATCCCTACACGCCGTTCTCATGATCCCTACGCGGGACTCTCATGATCCCTACGCGCTTTTCGAATGATTCGCCAAAGACACCGCCGTGGGGATCATAAAAACCTGGTCTGACCTGCGACTTCTCATGATCCCTACTACTGTTCCATGATCCCTACGTGGCACTCTCATGATCCCTACGTTTTTTGATCCACAACTGCAAAACCGCAGGTCAGGGGCAAACTCTCATGATCCCTACCCTTTACTCCACCCAATGCAGTAAGTGAGAGCTTCACCCACGTGAGTAAAGTAGGGATCATGAGAGTTTTTGAGAGCCACCCTGACCTGCGGTTTCCCCATGATCCCTACTTTTCTCTCATGATCCCTAATGTCATTGGGCACAAGCCGGATGGGGTGTGAGAGAGGAGAGAGAGCGCCTATAACGAAGTTAGGCGCTCTCCTCTCTCACCCACCGACGGCCCCGGGATAGAAGGATCAAGGACGAGACGAAAATAGGGATCTTGGAACGGGCCGGAAACGGGCCGGGGGTGGGCGGCGATGTGAGTTGATCGGCGGGTTGAGCTTGCTCGATGGGGTGCGGTACCGTACCCCCATGACTACCTACCTCCCCGTGCCGAATCACCTCGCCTACGCCGCGTGGGTCCGGGTGGGGCAGGCGCAGCTCGCGCAACTCACGACCGGCCCCGAGCACGACCGGATCGAAACGGCCCGCAGAATGGCCCGGGGGGCGCAGGTCGAGGCGGTCGTGGCCCTGGTCGGTGAGATCGTCCCGGGAGCGCACCTTGCCGGGGCGACCCTGCGCGTCAGGATGGCCGCCCTCGACCCGCGCTTCCGCGAGGGTGGCGTCGTGCTGCTCGCTCCGGGGCTGCACGACGCCGGGCGGGCCGGTTCCTCGATGCTCGCGGTGGGGGCGGGACCGAGTCCGGACAAGGCCCGTGCCGACCTGTTCGACCGGGTGGCCGCCCTGTTGCGCGTGTCGCAGGACGCCCCCGATGGCACGAGTGTGATCGATTTCCCTCCCGGATCTTGATCACACTCGTGCCATCGGGGGCCGGGCGGTGGGGGCGGAACCAGGGCTGAGCCGCCACAGGGGCGTCACTGACGGGCCCGCAGGGCTTCGGCGCGTAAGTGGACACCCTAAGATCATCTGCGCCCTACGAGGCGCACAGGGCCGCAGAGAGGCATGATCCATATGATCCTTCTAGATCAAGAGACATCAGACGGCGCGTCGATGTGGTGTACCGAGTGCGGGCGGCACCTTGCGTACAACTTTCTGCTCGATGCCTGGTGTTGCCTTTTCGGATGTGCGCGTATCGGGATCACCAACGAAGCGCTGTGGCGGCTACTCAAGTTACTCAACCCGGTTGCGTAGAGCTAGTAGAACCAAGTAGGATGGAGAGCATGAACGAACAGTGCGACCACTGCCACCACCTGTTCACGCAGTGCGGCTGCCCGAACCCGTCCGAGCCGGACGACCCGTGCTACACGGCGATCGACCTTGCGCGTTTCGACCTTGCGCGTTTCGGCCTTGAGACGGACGGAAGGGCTTGATATGACAGTCATCGACGGAACGCGCTACTCGACCACGGAGCGCCGCACCGGCGGCATTCGTCTTCGCGGCTACCAAGTCGAGTGCGTCGACACGCTCATGCGCGGGCTGCACGCCCCGCGGCCCGAGGACGCCGCCGGCGAGCACCCGCACCTCGCGGCCGTTCTGCCGACCGGTGCTGGCAAAACGGTCATTTTTAGTGCATTGGGCGACGCCTGGCACGGCCGCCACCCGGGCGAGCCGATCCTGATCCTCGCGCACCGTGACGAGTTGATCACGCAGGCCGCCGCGAAGTACCGCAACGTCGTACCCGACGCGAAGATCGGCGTCATCAAGGCCGAGCGCCACGAGGTCGCCGGTCGCGAGGTCGTGGTCGCGTCCGTGCAGTCGCTCAACGCGCGCCGCCGCGAGCGCCTCGGTACGTGGCGCCCGAGCCTGCTCGTCATCGACGAGGCGCACCACAGCACGGCGAAGAGCTACCGCGACATCATCGCGTGGGCCGGGTGCCCGGTGGTCGGCGTCACCGCGACCATGAGCCGCACCGACGGCAAGGCGCTCGGCCGGGCGGCGGGCGGGATCTTCGACGAGATCGTCTACCAGAAGTCGATCCTGTGGATGATCCGGCAGGGCTACCTGTGCGACGTCAGGGGGCAGCGGGTCGTCGTGAACGACCTCGACCTCACCGGGATGCGCAAGGTCGGTGGCGATTACAGCGATGGGCAGGTGTCCGAGCGCCTACTCGGCAGCTCGGCGCCCGAGGCGGTCGCGAAGGCGGTCGCCGAGTACAGCGGCGGGCAGCCCGGCGTCATCTTCGCCCCGACCGTCGAGAGCGCGCAGGCGTTCACCGAGGCGATGCGCGCCGCGGGCTTCTCGTGCGAGACCGTGTGGGGCGCGATGCCGCTCGACCGCGACGTCGTGAGCCCGCTGGGCATCATCGAGCAGAAGTCGCGCCGTCGGGTGCTGCGCGAGTTCAACCTCGGCAAGATCGACTGGCTCTCGAACTGCATGGTGCTAACGGAAGGCTTCGACGCTCCCCGCGCCAAGGTCGCCGTGATCGCCCGCGCCACGCAGAGCGCCTCGCTCTACGTGCAGATGGTTGGCCGCGTGCTGCGCCCGTTCCCCGGCGCGATGCATGCCCTTGTTCTCGACGTCGTGGGCGCGACCGCGCAGCACGAGCTCGCCACGCTGGCCGTGCTCGGCGGCGACCGCCCGAAGGACACCGAGGGCAAGACGCTGCTCGACCTCTACGGCACGCCGTGCGATTACTGCATGGCGCCCGCCGACGAGTGCGAGTGGGAGACCGGCGAGGCGTGCTGCGAGGACTGCTCGCACCGCCCGGCCGAGACCGACCGCGACGAGTTCACCGCGCCGACGGCGATCAAGGCCGTCGAGGCGGACCTGTTCGCCGGTTCCCGGCAGCAGTGGTTGCAGACCTACGCGGGCTATTGGTTCCTGCCCGCGGGTGACCGTGTGATCGCCATCGCCCCGCGGCCGGGTGGCGAGCCGGTCGAGAGCTGCAACGACGAGTGCGGCGGGTGCTCGTGCCACCTCGGACACGCCCCGTGCTCGCACTGCGAGGGGTGCCGGGAAGAGCAGCCGGACGGCTACGACGTCATCTGGGCGTGGCAGGACCGGCGCGGGGGCGACTTCCTTGTGCGAGCCGTGCCCGACCTCGGCTACGCGATGGCGCAGGGCGAGGCCTCGATCACGGTCGAGGAAGAGGTGCTCGCGCGCAAAGCTGGCGCGTGGCGCAAGCGCAAGGCCACCGAGAAACAGATCAACTATTGCAAGGCCCTGAAGTGCTATGCCTCCGGGATGGAGTCGTGGCGGGCCGGGCAGGTCGCCGACAAGATCAGTGTTCACAAGGCGAGCGCCCGCGTCGACAAGATGATCACGAAGAGGATCGAGGGCTGAGGTGGCGAGTAAGGGGCGGGGGGCAGCGCAGTTACGGCAGGTGGCTGCCTGTATCCGCAAGGAACGCCACGAGACCGAGGACGGCGCGCGGCGCAAGATGCGCCGGGTGATCGCCGAGGGCGACGCCGCGCCGGGCTCGCTCAACGTTTACGCCTGCCGGGTGTGCCAGGGGTACCACGTGGGGCACATCCCGACCCACCGGCGCGCCGACCCATGATCGACACTGAATACTACACCCCCTTGAGATCATGCTCAAAGGGGTGTAGTATTGTCCGCATGAGGATCAAAGCAGCGGGAACCGCACTGACCGTCGCCGAGCTGCGCGAGGCGCTCGCGGGCATCCCGGACGGCGCCGAGGTGCTGTTCGAGGACTACGGCTCCGTGACGTGCGTCGAGACGGGGCCGTTCTCGGTGACGTTCGAGGCCGAGGAAGCACCGATCGATCGTGACGAGCAGGCGCAGGACCATGCCGAGTTCGTCGAACAGGTAGCTACCGGAACCCTCAAGACCGTGAAGGTGATCCGCGAGCGCGCGAAAGAGCTGAACTACTGATGCGATTCAACGTGCTGGTCGAGAACCACCTCGGCGCCACCCGTACCCGGGCGGTCTGCGAACCGTGTGCGACTCGCTTCCCCGGCCGTCTCCTGCGTGAGCCGGGCTCGTGGATCGACGACCCGCTCGACCGCCGGGGCGGCTACACCGTGGCCGGTCCGCTCGTGGTTCGCGAGTCCGAGCACGGCTCGTGCAGCGAGTGCGGCGCCGGGCGGGCCCCGGTGGGCTACCTGCGCTGCTGCGCGTTCTGCAACATAGACCTGTTGCTCGACCACAAGATCAGCAACGAGGTTCCCGTGTACTGCCCGAAGCATGCCGACCCGGCGGCCCGGCGATGAGCGGGGTGGTGGTCGGAATAGTCATCGGCTTTTCATTGGGGTACATCGCCTCATTACTGCGGTTACGTGAGAGATTCGACAACTGGCTTGAGGATCAACTTGAAGATGATCCTTCACCATGGCGAAGGCCCGACTTGCTCATTTTGACGTGGGCTCGGTTTCCGGTGACGATTTGGTATTCGGTCAAGTGGTGCTTGGGGTGGCGACCGAAGTGAGGTGTCTGGCGATGGGCCGGGCGTGCATGCACTGCCGGGCCGAGATCGAGCTCGACCCGGCCGCCGATGCCTGGCGCGCGGCCGACAGCTCGCTCACCTGCTCGCACGAGCAGCGTGTCGCGGCCGGAACGGCGCCTGCCGTCCGGGACGTCTTCGACACGCCCGATCCGCGGCTCGACGGCCGGAGCTACCGTGAAGCAACCTTCGCGCGGAACGACCCCATCCTGAGCGGGCACCTCATGCCGTTCATGCACCTGCCCGAGCCCGACTACTCGTGGACCGAGACCGACTCCCGATTCGCCCACTGCCGCCCGAGGGCTTGACAGACTACTCAAGGGGGTGCAGTATTGAGTCATCGAGCAAGACACCAAGACACCGGAGATGATCACGATGCGCGCTTCGACTTCCTGCCCCTGGTGCCTCGACGAGAACAGTGGTGCCGACCTCGACGAGACCTTCTGCCGGATGCACGAGGCCGAGTACCTCGGGACGTCGGTCGCCGACCTCGACCGTGGCGAGGCCGAGCAGCACGCGGAGTGGGTTGACACGCTCGGTCGATGATCATCAACTACACCCCTTTGAGCAGACGCTCAAGGGGGTGTAGTATGTTCGGCATGAGCTTTGAGAACCCCGGCGACGGCTTGTTGTGCGATCACTGCAACCGGCCCGGAACGCCGTATGAGTACCGAGGGATCATGTTCTCCGGGCTGCACGCGAACCGCGGCGAACGGCTCTGCTCGTCCTGTCTTGACCGTGCCGTGCAGGCTGACTACGACCGCCCGGTCGGGCCGATGCAGGTCCCGGCCCGTGACTACATTGCTCCGATCTGGGAGGGAAGCGCGAAGGCTCACGGCTACGTCCGTCCGAAGTACAGGAAGGCATCATGACTGATACCCCGAGGCGGTTCCCGTACGGTGGCGGCCCGGCGATGAGCCGGGCGCGCTACGTCAACCCGTGCAGCGCCGGTGCCGCAGGCTTCGAGGTGGCCGAGCTGCCCGGCGGCGAGGTCTACTTCGAGCCGCCCTTCGACGAGCCGGTCGACGACGGCGCGCGAGCGCTCGCGGCCGAGCCGGGTGCCGACCTCGACGACCTCGACTTCGACGCCGAGTTCGGCGCGACCGCGGTCGCCCTCGAAGCTGCCGCCGCCGGGCCGTCCGGCGCCGAGCACCTCGCGGTCGACGAGTTCGACTACGCAGGGTGGGAGTGCGACTGCAAGGCCACGGCCAAGACCGGCATCCCCCCGCGGCACTACCGGCAGCGCCTGCTCGACGACGAGGTCTCGCGCCACGGCACCGACTTCATGATCATGGTGCTGCCCGGCAAGGGCGAGATCAAGCAGGCCAAGGGCGAGACGCAGGCCGAGGCCGCCGACGACGAGCCGGTCGAGCCGATCGAGTGCCCGACATGGCGGCCCGCAGTACGGACCTGGAAGCGGCAGGGCCGCGACTGGACGAAGGGCAAGCACGGCATCAAGGCGCCCGCCGAGGCGGTCGCGCCCGGGGCCGCGCCGGTCGAGCACCCGGCCGGGCCGACGACGCCGATCGAGCCCGCCGGGGCGGCCGATTTCCCACCCCGCTGCACGGCGAAGAGCTTCGCGGGCTACGCCGAGACGATGCACAAGGTCTCGGGGCGGATGACCGACGACGGGCCGCTCGTGAGCCGTTTGCGGCTGGCGGGGACCACCCCGGACGGCGCCCGGTGGGTCGCCGAATGGACCGACGGCAAGTTCGCCTCGGCACGCCTCAATGGCACCCCGGTTGGCCTCACCGACCTGCGCAAGGCGGTCAAGCTCGGCGGCGCCGCCGAGTAGATGACCTTGACCTGAGCCACGGGAGGGGTAGGACGATGGCGACCGGCCACGAGCGCGAAGCCGACCGGCTACGGGTGCTGGCCCTGCGCGGGCGCGAGGATGACGACCTCATCGGGCGACCTGTCGAGCAGCTCGGCCTCGTGCTGCCCGAGCTGCACTGCGGCAACTGCACGAACCGGATCATCTCCTTGATCTGCTGGGACGACGAGCGCGGTTGCCTGTCGTGCATCCGGTGCTCGGCCACGCTGCACCGGCTCGACCCCGAGACTGACCGGTTCTACACGCTATCGATCGAGGCCCGCGGGCAGATCCCCGGGGTGGGCTTCCTGCCGCTCGGCCAGGCCCGAGAGATCCTCACCCGGTTCGGCGCCCGTGAGCCGTAACGGTCGATCCGGGGTAGCCTGGCGGTGCTCCTGACGCCCGGGGCAGCGTCGCGGCGGCTCACTGGTTGTCACTCTCGGGGGAGTGCGAGAAGGCCCCCACCTCGAAACCTGTCGAGGTGGGGGCCTTCTGCGTCCGGTGGGCGGGAGGGGTCTCAGCCGGACGTCTCGGGCTGCTCTCGCGTGATGTTGCCGACCGTGGTCTGCGAGACGCCGAGCACTTTCGCGAGTCGGTACTTGGTCACCCGGTAGCGGCCGTGCAGGCCGAGGACGTCCGGGCGACGGACCGCGAGCAAGGCGTCGATTTCTCGCTGCTTCCTGTCGATCTTCTGCTGCGTGGTGATCACCCGGTCGAGCATGGCCTGCCCCTCGGCGTCGAGGCCGAGCTGCCGAACGAGCGCGTCTCGCGCCGATTGTGTGGTCATCCTCCCGCCATCCCCTCACGTTCTGAACCCCGGGCCCTGTCGCCGGGAATACATGATGTTCCCTACCATACGCGCACCCCCCTTGAGTATGCAAGGGGGGTGCGCGTATGGTCCTACCAGGGACTAATCGCTTTATCACGTGATCGGAAGTTGAGATGAGACTGATCTCCCGGTTCGCTCCACCGGAAAGGATCAAGGAATATGCACATCGATGACGAGGGCGTGATCCATCCACTTACTCTCGTGGCCGAGGTTGAGTCGGCAGATGTCCACTACGCCTCGTGCGAGACCTGCGGGTCGAGGTGGGCCGGGCCCTTCAAGACCTCGGCGATGGCGGCCAAGACCGTGCAGCTCGCGAACGCGAGCTCTCGCTATGAGCTGCCCGGCCGGGTGCGCCCGGTCGGGTCCGGTCTGTGCCACGGGCCGGACGGTTTGCTGATCGGGACGCCCGGCGCCGTGCTGGCCGACGCCCCGGTGTCGCAGACCGTGCAGCTCGCGCAGGCGGCGGGCGACGTCGGCAAGACGCTACTGATCGTCGGCTATGGCGTCTTCGTCGTGACGAGGGCGATCGTGCTGTTCACGATCGGTGCCGTCCGGCTCGTGATCCGGCTCGGGATGTGGGGTGCGGTCGTGGTCGGGGCGCTCGCGCTCGCGGCCTTCCTCGGGCTGCGCGCCGCCGACCCGTACGTGCCGGACGCCGCCACGCTGGTTCCGGCGCTCGTCGTCGCGACCGGCGCTCTCGTGGTGCTCGGTCTCGTCGTCCTGCTGGCCCAAGGGCTGCGCGGCAAGCTCGCCGAGCCGCGGACGGCGCCGGTCGAGAACATCACCCGAACGAACTACTCCACCCCCTTGACTACTGCCGGGGGTGCGAGTAGTGTCTCACCTGTCAGCAAGCCCCCGGCTGGTGAACTCCCCAAGGGGTGATGGGGGCGCCGCAGGCAAGCGGCAACCGCGACCGGCCCGGCGCGGACGAAGTACCGGGCCACCTCACGAGGGAGAGTCGATGGCAGGCACCGCACGCCCCATGAGCAAGGCGGCCAAGACCGCCGGGTCGGATGAGATCTTCGTTCCGGTCAATGGCGTATTGATCGGCTATCGCGACCGGCAGGCCGAGTTCAACGCCTTCTTGTGGCGGGGCGGACGCCCCTTGGCCGCCTGGTCGGCCAACACCACGGCCGGGGTGACGCTGGCCCGGACGCAGGGCGCCGAGGCTATCGAGCTGTGGGCGCACCCGGACGGCCAGACCACCGGGCAGGTGCTGCTCGTGCGTTTCACCCGCAGGACATCCGGCACGGTGCCGGTCGCCGAGGTTGTCGGCGCGGCCCGCTTGCCGGGCGGTACCGGGGTTTGGGAGCACTCCGTCGCCACCGAGCCGACCGGCGAGAGGACCGGCGACGAGCCGATCGAGTAGTACCCAAATCACGGCCTTCTCACGGCGCAGCGGACGCCGTGAGATTGATCCCCCGAAGGGAGAACCTTGCTCATGAGAGTCATCTTGCTGAGTCCTGACGAGCTCAACCTCATCATTGATAATTTGAGCCTCGCCGAGGCGACTGAACAGTCCGTCCGTGTTGCGGATGACGGGGGCTCGCTCAAGGTAAAGATCGGTTGCAGCGCTTGGTCGCCCCCACTCGGTGTGGTCGAAGGTGGATGACTGATGACGTGTGAGGGGTGCGGTTTCGAGCTGCCGAGTGATTGGCCGATTCCGGCCGGGAGCAAGGTGCTGTGCGTACCGTGCGAGCGCCGTGCCGCCGGGGGCGGCACGGATCGTGGCGGGGCGATGACTCGATGAGCGGCCCTGGGGGCTCGATGGTGTGGCGCCATGCGAGCAACGGGACGGTGTGCCATCACAGCCTCGTGGCGGACTCATCGGCACCCGAGGGCTACTACTGCGTCATCGGTGGCATAGTGCGGCTCGACGACGGCGGACCGCGCACCGATGACGCAGTCATGCTCGCGGACGATGAGCCGGTCGAACCGCCACAGGCATTGCCACCGCGCAAGTATCTCGACGACTCTGTGCAGCGCAGACGACATCGCGCCAAGGTCCCGATCCTCTTCGCGCCGTGGCCGGAAGGGCTCGCTGTTATCGGGATTTGGGTAATCTTTGCCGGGATCATCATCAGTGTCCTGATCGGGGTCGTGCTGTACCTACTGAGCTAGGCTCGGCCCGCGCGTTCGATCGAGGTACACAGTCCTAACTACACCCCCTTGAGCAGGTACGCAAGGGGGTGTAGTGTTTTAGGCAATCGAGAGAAAGAAGTGGTGATGGCACGCGAGCTGCCGAACATCCGTCCACAGATGCAGCGTCCGAAAGTCGTCGTGATGGACCCACAGGGCTTCACCCTCATGCCGTGCGGGTACCACGGCCCGCTGGCACTGATCTTGTCGACGAGGGTCGACGACGGCCGTCGAGTGACCATGCTTGCGAGCGCCGAGCGTATCGGTGAGATCTTGACCGATGAGGGTGCCGACCTTTCCCGGCTCGCGCCGGAGGATTTGTGCGTCCTCACCGTAAACGGTTGGCCGCAGGACTGGCCCCCGCATCACATCGCGTGGGACCTGATCGATGTGATGGCGACCGCGCTCATCGGCGGCATCTCCTGGTCGGCCGTGGCCGAGCGCGTGGTCGCCGCGCAACATCGCAGTACCGCTTTGCTCAACTAAGCGGGCAGGCACTACACTCCCTTGCGTATGTGCGCAAGGGGGTGTAGTGTTTCTCGGGTAGGTCCGATGTCCGTCCGACGAGAGGCCGACCGATGGCAGAGACGCCGCACCGAGCGCGCCACCCACACGAAGTGATCAGGAGCAAGGCGCTCGTTCTCCTCATGAACAAGCGGGACCCGACCCCGGACCCGTCCGGGTGGAGCATCTCCGACACGGGCTCCGTGTGGACCGAGATCGTGGCGTTCCCCGGCACGGCGCGCGAGTGTCGCACGCAGGTGATCGCCCTCGCTCCCGGCCATTTGCTGCTCGTCGTTCCGCTGCTCGACGATCTTGAATCTGCGAGCACGATCGAGGACTTCGCCACCCTTGCGGGTGCCGAGGCGTACTGGAAGGGAAGATCAAATGTCTGACCGTCCATCGGCCCCCGCCCTTCCCGCGACCGATGCGAGCACGACCGTGGGAAGCCGCTATGAGGCGCCCGGCCCGGCTGACGTCCTGCGCCGGATCACTGACCTGCTGATTGGCGATCTGATCGCCTTCGAGGGCCGGGTGCGCGAGGTGGCCCGAGTGCGGCTTAATCCGACCAAGCCCGGCGAGGTGTGGCTCGGCCTGGTCGACGACCCGATCGACGAGGCGAGCGGCCACCCGATCGTGCGCCGGTACGTCACCGAGGCCCGTGTGCGGGTGCTGTGCTCATCGTGGGAGGCCCCGCGGTTCGAGCTCGACCCCGACGGGCGGTAGCGCCATGACCGCTCGCTACCGCGAGACCTCGGCCTGCCCGCCGGGGCGCTGCATGCAAGCACGCGGCGGCCCTGACATGAAATGCCAGGAATCGTGCCTTGTCGCGCTCATCATGGCTGGCCGGTTCATCGCCGACGTACCCGCTCCCGAGCTGTTCGGGAAGGGGCTGCCCGCGGACGTGAGCGACGTCGAGCCGGACGAGGCCGACGACATCGAGTTCGCGCCCGAGTCGTGGACTCAGCTCACCTGCCCCGAGTGGACGCTGTGACCGTTCGCCGACCGAACTACTACACCCCCTTGACGTTTTACTCAAGGGGGTGTAGTGTTTTCCCCATGCAGACATCGAAGACCTTCACAACTCCGCAGGGCGCCAAGGTGAGCACTCGGGCGAACAAACTCTACGTGGTGGTCGCGACGCTCGGGCGAGGCCCGGACGCCGAGGCGAAGGTGATCCTTCGCACGAACGACCTCCCGACAGCGGAGCGGCGCTGCCGTCGCGAGCGCAACTCGGCGACGACCCCCTACTCGTTCATCTTCGTCTTCCGCAAGGCCGACGGAGCCCGCCTGACGGACACCCTCTGTGGCTCGTACCGTCCGTCTGATCCGATGTGGGTACAGCCATGACCACGATTCCGAACCGGCCGGTCGCCCCGGTCACCGGCGAGGCGGGCGAGCAGCACCCCGACCTCGCCAGACTGCGCGAGCTCGCTCACGCGGTCGAGTCGACGCGGCTCGCGCTCGAAGCGGCGCAGTCCGCGTATGAGGACGCGCTGCGCGATAGCGGCTACGACGAGCCCGGTGCCGATCCTCACGTCATCGCCTGCCGCGAGGCCCGCGACGTCGTGAGGATGGTGCACGGTGCCGCGCAGGACCGGCTCGACGAGGTGCTGTCGGACGGCCCGACGCTGCTCACCCGCGAGACGACGACGCTGTTGTCGAGGCGCTCGCTCGGCCGGTGGGCCGACACCCGGTCGGCCGACGGCCTCACGACCGCGGTCCGGCAGATCGTCGCCGCGCTCGGGGTGGGCCGTGTGGTCCGTATTGAGGTGATCTGACCGTGCAGACCTTCCTACCGCTCCCGGACTTCGCCGAGTCGGCGGCCGTGCTCGACCGGCAGCGTCTCGGCAAGCAGCGGGTCGAGGTGCTGCAACTGCTCGGGGCGCTCACCGGCCAGCGCCCCGGGTGGGTCAACCACCCGGCCGCGAAGATGTGGCGCGGCCATGAGCGGGCGCTCGCGCGCTACGGGCTGGCCGTGGTCGCCGAGTGGACGTCGCGCGGCTACCGCGACACCTGCGGGGCGAAGATCGAGGCGCTCGTCGTCGGCATCCCGGACCTTGGGGCGCCGTGGTGGCTCGGAAACGAGGCGTTCCACCTCTCGCACCGCTCGAACTTGGTCCGCAAGCTGCCCGAGCACTACGCCCAGCTATGGCCCGGCGTGACCGGCGACCTGCCCTACGTCTGGCCGGTCGACTGAATTGGAGGAATGGCGATGACAGATTACAAGATCTTCGAGGATGGCGACGGCAGGGAGTATCTCAAGATCGGACCTCGCCATGTCCGTCCGTGTAGCGACGAGATCATCGCCACTATCGGCCACGTCGATGGCAGGTCACGGTCGTTCGTGCTCGACCGTGACCAGGCATATCGGCTGCACGCCGCGCTCTCGATCTGGCTGCACGACGGCTGGCCCGGTGTCCGGCACATCGTCGGCGGCGACGCGAAACGTGCTGGCGAATACGCGCGCAGGGTCGTCGAGCGCGTCTCGCGGCTGGCCGGAGAGGCTGCCGCACAAGCCGCCCCCTGCGCCCCGGCCGGGTCGCTGGCGCGCCCGGAGCGCGACGAGGGCGCCTGCACCTGCGGCGTGCCCTACCGGTGCGGCGTCGAGATCCCCGGTGGACACATCGTGGCGATGATCGATGATCCTCGCCCGGAGACCTTCGCGCTCGCGGAACGTGCGTCGCGGGGAACGTGCGGCGTACCCCTGCGAAGGGTGCCGGACGCGCTCGGACGCGACTGGACGTATCTCGACGAGGCCGGTTGTGTCGGTGCCGACGACACTCCGGACGGATGTCGAACCGCGACCGAGATCAAGAAGCTTCCGGATGAGGCATACGTCTTGATCAACGCCTACAGCGACTATGGACTGCGCAACCCGTTTTGGCACAACCACCGGCCCGCTCCGTGCGGACAGACACACGAGCCGGACGAGTCCGTTCCGGAGTGTCACGGGAGGCCGATGTGGGCAGCTCCGGGCGGATGGTTCTGCCGTACCAAGCTGATCAATCACGGATACGCGGAGGAATGATCGCCCGTTCGGACTACCGCACCCCCTTGACATCGTACTCAAGGGGGTGCAGTATTGAGTCATCAAGCAAGGCCCCGGAAACACCAACGAGAGGACGGCAGCCATGACCCGCACCGCGACCGCTACCCGCAAGGCCACCCTCGCCGAGGGCGCGCTCTTCGTGATCTTCTCCATCACGACCGGGTGCGAGTGCTGCAAGCCCGGCCCGCGCGAGACCGTCGTTCCGGCGGCGCCCGGCCCGCGCGAGACCGTCGTTCCGGCGGCGCCCGGCCGCACGCGGGACGCGCTGCGCGAGCTGCTCGCCTTCCCGCACCGCGTGAACTACCTCGATGTCGTGCTGCACGTGGTCGAGCCGGACGTCGAGCTCTCCCGAGAGAGCATGGCCGAGCTGCGCGCCTCGGCCGCCCGCTGACCGACTCGCCCCCTACACCCCCTTGAGTACCTGCTCAAGGGGGTGTAGTGTTTCAGGAGACACGCCGACCAACCGGAGGGACCATGACCCACACCACTGTGTCGCCGACCGAGCAGGCCGTGCAGGCGTACGAGACCGCCGTCGGCGCTCTTCGCCTCGTGGACGCCATCAACGGCGGCTCGGACGGCAACGGCACCGCAGTGAATGCCGACGCCCACGCGGCGGCCTCGATGGCGCTGCGCGCCTCGCTGGCCGCCTTTCTCGTGCTCACCTGCCCCGGTGGCGAGCAGGCGTACTACGCCGCTGCCGCGACCGAGATCTACGAGGACATGTTCACCGAGGGCCGAGGGGTGGCCGAGGCGCTCGGCGCCTTCCTCTCCCTCGGCTGGCAGCACACCGATGGCGCGCGGCCCGGTCATGAGGCATACACCGAGAGCGGCGAAGGTGTGATCCGGGGTGCTTGCGTATGTGGTTACACCGGACCGAACCGGGGCTCTCGCCGTTCCATGTGCGGCAAGGAGCGGCTGGCGCTTGAGTACGCGGCGGATGACGCGCTCAGGCATGCGCGGTGGCCGATCGTCGAGCCGGTCATGCCGGTGCCGACGGGTTGAAAAAATCTCGGTCGAACCCCTTGACGCACTACTCAAGGGGGTGCAGTATAGAAGTACAGAGAACGGGACGGGGCGGACCCCGAGAGCCCCCCGCCCGTTCTCACCAAAGCTCCACCGGTGGTCGGCTGAAACCGACCCCGGGCCGCGAAAAGAGGACCACGGCCGACACCCGTTGTCCGGATACCCTTCGGGGCCGGGCGGACGTGAGGCGCGTCATTCTTGAAGTAGTCGGCCCGGACGCGCCGAAACCGGCCACCGGTGGAAATAAACGGCATGATTGCGATGCGAAGGAAGGCACCAACGGCGAGATGGGTACCCGCCCACCCCGGACCCGTGATCATGGAGCAACCGGCCTCGACCCCCGGGAGCTCGGGGAGTGTGATGGACAGCGGCGAGCCGGGCAGGACGCCCGGCCGCTGTCGGCAGGTTCGATCCCTGCGCTCCCGCCACCGCGGCAGGGACTCGTGCGGTGGGGGCCATCGGTCATCACCTCGTGTCGGTTTGATTCTGACAGTGTGTCGGTTTGATTCCGGCAATGGCTCATCCCGAGCGCTACGGGGTGGGCCATCGTGGTTCACGGGATTGCGTATGTGCTGCACCCCCTGTAGTATCGAGGCATGACGATGACGCAGGACGGCGAGAACAGTCCGTACGCGATCGTGTTCGAGTGCGAAGTCTGCGAAGAGATCCTCAGGGCCGAGTCCGAGCGCTCGATCTGCGGTGTCATCTTGACCGCCTGCACATCGTGTGTGCGGGACCACATCGGGATGTGCGTGGACTGCACCACTCAAGAACGCGATGCGCTCGACGACTGACCTATCGGGAGATGATCAATATGGAGATCCGAGTCACGCGCGAAACCGTTCGTTCAGTCCGCCTCAAAAAGCGGCACGTCCGAGCGGACGACGGCGAGATCGCCGTGCGCGTCCGCCAGTCGTGGGGCAACGCCGAGTTCGTGCCCGACCTGCTCGTCGAGACGTTCGTCGAGGGCGACGTCAACACCTCGCATCGTTACTCGGTCACACTCAAGGGCGCCGTGCTCACGAGCAAGGGCGCCCCGCACGCCACCCGGCGCGCTGAGCGCACGTGGTCCGGTAAGGCCGCGCTCAGGGCGTTTCGGAGTGAGCATCACGAGGGCCGCGAGCTGCGCGAGCCTGAGTTTCCGGCCGCGCTCGCCCACCTACTCGCCGGTCCCGAGGCTCTCGGGTGCTCGCTGGCCGAGGTCGAGCGGCTCGGGGCGCTGGCATGACCGGCGAGCGCATCGACGGGCCGCCCACGATCACCCTCGACGACGCACAGGCCGCGGTTATCGAAGCGTTGAAACGTGCCGCACGTCAGCAGATGTTCGAGCGACTTCCTGATGTCCCGCATGAGATGACCCGCGTCGAGGACGTCGGGGCGGACTGCTTCGAGCGGTGCGTGAGCTTCACTCTCGCTCTTCCGGACGGCACTCGCAAGACCTTCGTCGCGACGATTAAGGAATGGGGGGAGGGAGCATGAACGATCACGATATGACGCCGGTCGAAGTGGCGGCGGCCACCCTGGCGGGCAACGCGCCCGGCACGCTGGCTGAGTGGAAAGCTGCCTTGCTCGCCGGGCTCGCGCTCGGGTACGAGCTCGGCGCCCTGGTCGCCACGGCGAAGGGCCAGCGCAGCCCGGCCGCCTTCGGCGAGGCCCTCGGCGTCGCGGCCAAGGTCGGGCAGGCCCGGGGCACAACCGTCATCCCGCGGCACCGGCAGCTCGTCGTTCGCTCGTGGCCTGAGGGCTTCGGCCCAAAGCCATCCCGAGACGACCGGTGATCGGGCGGCCTACCGCTATGTCGTCAACGGCGACGCTTCGCGGGTGTGGACGACCCGCGAAGCGTCGCCGTTGACGACGTTCGGGTTGTGGCAGTTCCTGCTCGACGTGCCGGACGGGCTCGGGTGCTTGCTCGTCGCCGAGCTCGTGGTTGACGGGGGCAGCACGCGCCAGTTCGAGGTGCGCGGCGCCTATGCGGTCAACGGCCTTGGCGAGGTGGTGATCGAGCTCGTCGAGCGATGACCTGCTCGGACTACTGCACCCCCTTGCACATCTGCTCAGGGGGGTGTAGTGTTTCTCTTGTCAGGCACCGCAGGGCATCAACACTGGGAGTGATCAAAATGCAGTGGACGAACCGGACCGGCAACCTCGTCATCACCTCGACCGAGCTCGACTTCGACGACATCGACGCCGTGGCGCAGCCGCAGCCCACCGAGGGTCAGATGAAGTTCGTGACCGACCTTCGCGCCGCCTGGCAGGAGGCCGAGGACGAGATCGCCCGGCTCACCGGCCGCGAGGCCCGGCGCCCCGCGTGGGTGGACCCGGCCAGCCGCGAAGAGGCTTCGGCCATGATCGACCGCGGCAAGGACGCTCGCGACGCCATCCGCGTCGAGCTGCGTGAGGCGCGCCGCGCCCACCGGGCCGCGAGCCGCGTCGAGGTCACCGAGGGCATGTGGATCGTCGGCGAGATCGTCGAGGGTATGCAGCCCGAGATCTACAAGGTGCAGATCGCCGTGCACGGCTCGGGGCGTCCCTACGCGAAGCGCCTCTACGCCGACGGCTTCGCCTACGAGCAGGGCGGCATGCGCCGCATCGCCGAGGCGGGCCGCAAGATGACCCTCGACGAGGCGCAGAGCTACGGCAAGCTCTACGGCGTCTGCTGCAAGTGCGGGCGCACCTTGACCGACGAGAACAGCATCGCGGCGGGCATCGGCCCGATCTGCGCGGGCAAGTTCTAGGGCCGATCCGTGATACGGTGGGGGAGTGAGTACACCATCCCCCATCGTATGCGCGTGTGGTGGCCCGAAGCGTCCCGAGTCCAAGACGTGCCGTCGGTGCTTCGAGACGCGCGTGCGCAACGCGCCGACCAAGACGTGCACGGGCCCCTGCGGACGCTCTCTCCCCATCGAGGCGTTCACCCTGCGCCCGAATGGGCGGGGCGGGCAGAAGCGCCGTTCGCGCTGCCCCGAGTGTGAAGCGGGCGACTCGCGAGACGCCTACGGCAACCGTCGCGCCGCCCGCAGGGAAGCAACCCGGCGGTGGGAGGAGAAGAACCCCACGTATCGGTTGCGCAAGGCTGCCGAACGCCTCGGGCTCGACCCCGACGAGGTGGTCAAGCACTTCGAGGAACACGACGGGCTGTGCGACATCTGCCGCCGTCCGCCGGTCTCCCGCAAGCGCTTGACGATTGATCACTGCCACGAGCGCGGAACGTTCCGCGGCTTGCTGTGCGGCGACTGCAACACGGCGATCGGCCTACTCGGCGATGATCCGGATCGGATGCGGCTCGCGGCTGTCTACGTCGAGAACAGGTAGGCAAGGGGTGGTGACCCCGAAAGAATCTTGCTACACCCCCTTGAGTAGCTACTCAAGGGGGTGTAGTGTTTCTCTTGTCAGGCACCGCAGGGCACCGAACCGGGAGTGATCACGATGAGCGTTCGTCACGCAGTCAAGGGCATGGAGACCCACACCCACGAGACCGCCGCGCAGGCTCGCGAGTGCGAGGCATGGCTCGCCCGGCAGAACGGCCCCCGACCGGTCGCCACCCGCGGCACCCGCACCGAGGCGCAGCGCTGCGAGTTCATCATCGGCCGGATCGAGTCCCTCGTGCTCGCGCTCAACGGCGAGCTCGGCTACGACGCGACCGACCTCGACGGCCCGCGGGTGACCTTCGGCTACATCGGCAACTGCGGCTCGCGGCGCCCCGACGGCACCTACGCGAACGACGACCGGCTGTGGTCCGTCTTCCTGCCCCACCCGGGCCGGGTCGGCACCGACGAGGACCGGATCGGCTCGTTCCGCACCGGCGACGCCTCGGCCGCGCAGGCGACGTTCATCGCCCTGCACTACTTCCTCGAAGGCATCCGGTGGTCGCGGTGCAACGAGCCCCCGGCCGTAGCCGAGGCCCGCGAGGCGCACCGCGCCTTCGTCGAGGACGGCATCGCCTGACCGAGACGTTCGAGGGCCCCCGGGTGTGCACCACCCCGGGGGCCCTCTCGCGCGAGGTGAGCTCGCCTTGTACACGGTCGGCTCGCTCGCCGTCCGATACCGTACGCGGGCCGTTGCCTGTAGTCAACCCCCTGCGGTACCTTCTACCCATGACTACCGACACCTACCAAGGATTACCCCGCCATGACCGGTAAGCGCCCGAGCCGGGCGGACGTCGAGGCGTTCTACGCCGAGTACCCGGTCGAGTACGCCGCCTGCCGGACCTTCGGTCATGGTCCTGAGCGGCCCTACGCCGTCGAGCGCCCAAATGGCCCGAACGGCATCGTCGAGGTGACCCGCATCTGCCGCTGTGGCCGCCTGGTCACCCGCACCTACACCGCGGCCGGACGGCGCATCCCCACGGCGACGAGGGTCGTGGCCCCGAACAAGCCGCGTTACTACGCTCTGCCCGGTATGGGCCGGGTCAACGCCGCCCGGATCGCTCAGCGGGCGATCGGCGCTGACGAGGAAGCCGTCGAGCGCAAGGCGGCGCGCAGGGCTGCGCGAGCGTCCGGGGACTGACAGTGCTCGACGATGTGGGCCTCCGAGGTGATCCCGGCCCGTACTACCCTGACAACGTCCGGATCATGTGTTGGTAGACCCGTCGATATCACCGTCACGTGCCCCTCCGTCCGGCCCAGCACGGTTCCGTCGGCCGTGGTCGCCGCGGGTACCGGCTCCCACGATTGACCGTTCGGGTACCGCCCGCTCATGAACCGCATCAGAACCGTGACGGGAGTGCCATCGTCCAGGACGGTCCGCCACCATCCGGATGTGTCCGGCCGCTGCAAGTTGAAGGCAACGTCGATACGGCCTTCACATTCCATCGCAGACCCTATCCCCACCCACAGAGCGGGCCGGGTAGGGGTCGGGGCGGACGGTGCCGCGACAAGCAGCCCCGGTACTGTCGCGGCCATCAGCGCGACGGCCGCCGACTTGCGCGTCGAGTCTTTCACCATGACGCGGAGCCTAGTGCGTACAGCTCGACCATCCGCGGTGAATCCGAACAGGTGGACTGGGCTCATTGGTCACCCCCTGAACCCAGGAACGCGAAGGACCCTCGCCCCATGGGGCGAGGGTCCTTCGCGTTCCTCCGGAATTGTCGGCACGTCTCACCCGGCCCGCGCGAGGAAGTACAGCTCGGCTACGAGCGCCGCCGCGAGCAGCACCGTGAACGCCGACTCGGCGAGCGAGTGCGTCCGCCTGCTGCCCGCCGCCCGCTCGATCGCAGACCGCTTGGCCGAGACCCGCAGGCCGAGCCCGAGACGCTTGCAGCCGCGCCACGGCCACAGTGGGATGCCCTTCGGGATGGACCGGCCACCCTTGCCGAATGAGAAGTCGAACGGGAACAAGTGGCTCAGCCATCCGAGGACCGGGCCGTAGCAGGGCCACGGCAGGCCGTAGGCGGCCACTGCTACGAGGACCGCGACCGGCCATCCCCACCAATGCACGGCCCGCCGGTGCCCGAAACGCCGCTTCACCCACCCGTAATTGTCGGCGTCCGGGCTGAAGCGCCCGGCCGAGAACGGCACGGCCAGCACGGCGGCGGCCAGAATCTCGTCCACCGGCAGGGGTTCGACCCATCCCGTCCGGCGAGCGAGCTCGATCTGTGCGAGACCGACACCGACGACCACGACCGCCGCGCCGATCATATGCCCCGGGCCCATCATGCGAGCCACGTCCCGACGAGCAGTACTGCGCCAAAGTTGATCACGAGGTGCAGTGTGTTGTCGCAGATGATCATTAGGTTGACCGCGAGCCATCCGGGCACCTCGGGGTTGTTGCCGGTCGCCGAGCACTCGGCCCACGGCTTCGGCTGACCGGACCGCGGGGCGAGGTGATTCTTGATCCATACGAGGTGCCGTGCGAGGCGGTAGTGGTCGATCACGACATGGGTTCCGCCGATAATCAGTAGGGCGACCCACGAACGTGTCACGACGAGGTGGCACGTGGTGTAGGCGAGTCCGTGCGCGAGGGCGGGTACCCAAGCGGACGTCTTGCGGGTTGCCATCCAATGCGACTGAGCGATGTAGTCGCCGACGAGGTGGGCCAGCAGCAGCAGGCCAAGGATCGTCCCGGTCATTTTGATCATTCCTTCATAGGATCGGGCATTTCTCCCCTAACGTACTACACCCCCTTGACTAATATCAAGGGGGTGTAGTACAGCATGTGATCAGTGACGGCTCACCAATCGAATGCCGTGCAGACGCCGCGCCCGGTCGAGCACGGCACGCAGGTGCGCCGGTGGTCGGCGCGGTCCCGCTCGAAGTTGCGGGCGTCGCGCTCGCGTTGGGCGGCCGAGTCGACCTGCGCCTGTCGGTGGTCGGACAGCGCACGCGGCGCGGCACCGGCGAGCAGCTCATCGCACCGCGGGCACCCGGCGACCTTGCGGCCGAAGGGTGGGCCGCTACCGGGCCGCGCGCCGCAGATCGACTCGTCGTGCTGTGTCTTGGCCTGAGCGCTCATTGCCTTCATCCCCTTGGTCCGTTCCGGTGCCTGACACGAGAAACACTACACCCCCTTGCGCACATGCTCAATGGGGTGTAGTGCCGCGCGGACGATCATCGGCGGCTCGCCCGCTTCCGGGCCGCCTCGGGGCTAGGAGCGCCGAGCAGCGCGGCTAGGGTCCGCCAGTCGTTCGGCCGCCCGGCCCGCTCCCACGCGGCCCATGCCTCAGCTTCGGATATGCCCGGCTTGGGAGCGTCCTCCCATGTCGACTGGCCGGACACCGGACGCTCGGCGAGTGCCGTCCGGACAGCCGCCCGGTCAGCCCCGTTGACCGTCCGGACGGGCTCGGGCCGGACGTCCGGACGCGCGTCCGGGTGGATTAGTGTCCGGACGTCCGGGATCAAGGCGGACGCCTCGAACCGGACGGGGGTGGGCGGCTCGGGCCGGATGGGCTCGGCGTCCGGCGTCCGAGCAAGCACCCCGGACGCCACCCGGTCGAGGGCGGCCGGGAGGATGCCGGACGGGTCCGCCCGGTGCTCGGACACGAGGGCGGCAACGGCCGCGGGCGGCAGGGCGCCCGTCCGGGTGAGGGTCGCGAGCGTCCGGCGGGTGGCCGCGTGCGTCCGGCCCGGCAGCACGATCTTGACGAGCAGCATCGACGCCCGGCGCTGGCCGGTCTCGGCCCGCGCGAGCGCCTGCATTCCGGTCACCCGGCGGGCGATCATCAGCCACGTACGAGCCGACTCGATCGGCGCCGTGATCCACAGCCTGAGCGGGATGCGGTCGGCCCGGCCCTCGCGCCGCACCTCGCCGAGCGTGCCGAGCAGCTCGCGCACAAACAGCTCGATCACGACCGACAGGCTCAGCGGCGCGACGACGTGCCACGCCCAATCGCTCGGCCGCTCGGCCGCCGCAGCGTTCATCAGCACCGATGCGGCGATGGCCGTGTGCGCCGTGATGCGCCACCCCGCGACCGGGATACGGCGGCGCACCCCGATCAGGTAGCGCCACGACGCGGCCACGATGAGCAGGTCGATCACGGCGGGCAGCGTGGCCGCTGCGAGCATGACCTCATGCCCCATGACCTGCACAGACCCAAGGTGAGTGCTCCGGGTGTGGCTCCCGGCCGCCGCGTACATGGCGCCCCACGAGTTGACGAGCCCGGCGGCGCCGATGCCCACGAGTAGCAGGCCCGACAGCACGCGGCCGAGCAGGTACGAGCGCTCGGACTCGCTGCGCTCAGCGTTACCCGATCCTCTGCGGAACTTCATGATCGTAACTCTCTGTGTAGTGGGCGCGAACCGATGCAATGATCTTGCATGCGAGCCACGGTGAAAGCGCATGACCTCGGCTTATAGCGTTCCGAACCGATGAAATGATCTTGATGCATCGGTTCGTGCATCGGTTCGATCAAGGTCGTTGCATCGGTTCTTGTATCGGTTCGATTGATCAATAGCTACTCAGCGTGAACCGATGCAACGACATACAGGTCGGCTCCACCTCGCCCTGGGGCTGCACCAGGAACACGCCTGAGCCGCCCTGTCTCGACGAGATGTCGCAGGTACCGATTGATCGTGTCCTTGTGCAGCGACGTCGGGTCAACGCCGAGCGCAAAGGGGACGTGAGCCCTGGTAAATCCAGCTTTGCCACGGCCCACGGCGAACCGAATGATCTTGTCGTAGACCTCTTCGAGCGCGGTCGGCGCCGTACCGGACAACCAGCAGGGGCCATCATTCTGACTGGTCTCGGGAATGACGGGTTCGGCCCGTCCGCGCAGGTCGATCAGGGCCCCCGTCGGATTGGTCAGTAGCCACAGTGCGTCGAAGCACAGCACCGGGTTGACGTCTGCCGACAGGATCCCCCAGGTCTCCCGATCCCAGTGCACCGGGAACTCGGGCACGCCGCGCAGGATCGAGGCCGTGCGTCCCGGATGGCGTCTGATCTGACGCTGTGACCAGGCAATACGCGCAGCGCTTTCCGCCCGCTTGTCCCAGCCACGAGGCCAGTCACCCTCGATCATCGTCCGCCACGCCGGAATATCGGCGTGGTGATGATCGCTGAGAACGCGCTCCGGATCATCGAGGACCATCCACATGGCATGACAGAGCTGATCCGGAGCGGCGAGCCGTTGCAGCTCAACCCACTGCCCCGGCGTCCAGTGTGGTGGCCGACGAATGGCTGTCCGATCGGGATCTGCGGCGTTCATGCTAAAAATGCTACACCCCCTTGCGCACTATGCGCAAGGGGGTGTAGCTCACCACGGTGCAGTGTCAACCGGTGCGTCGATGCCTGGCCCCGAGCCGGTAGATATCGGCCCCGTTCGGTCCGACGCCCCGCAGGTGTTCGAGGTGCCCTTGTGAGGTCAGAACCCGCAGGTAAGAGGCGAAGTGCATACCGTCGGGCCCTTTGTCGTTCACGGTAACCACTTCGGCCACGACGAGCGCGTCCCGCGCCTCGCCCCGGGTGAAGCCGGTCATACCCCGGGCGTTCGCGAGAGCGGCCAGGCACGCGAGGACCGGCTCGGGTACCTTCACGGCTTGATCCTCGCGCCATGTCCGTTCGCGCCAGGCGTCCACGAGCGCGGCGCGTTCGGCAGGCGTCCGGCTGGCCTCGCGGGCGGCGGCCCACGCGGTCACGTCCTGCATCCGGTCGAGCACGACCGCCATCGAGTCGAGCGTGTCCATCCCGTCGGTGCGTCCGGCGTCCGGGTTGCCGTCTGCCTCGTCGTCGAGCTCCCCGGCCGCCTCGGCGTCCGCGACCATGGCGGCGGCCATCGCTTCGGCGTCCGGGTCGGACGCCTCGACCCATGGCGGGGCGTCCGGGTCGATCGCCCGGACGTTGCTCGCCGAACCGGACAGCGCGGCCTCGACCGCTTCGTCGTCCTCGGCCCCCGGGCCGGACGCCCGGACGCCGGACGCCCGGACGTCCTGAGCGTGAGCAGCGTCCGGACGCTTGCGCTGTCCGGCCACCCGCGGGCCGGACGTCCGGCCCGGACGTCCGGCCGGACGCGCGTCCGGCCGGACGTCCGGCGTCCGGGGGTCCGGGTGGGCCACCGGTGCAGCCGGACGCTGCTTGGACGCCGGGCGGTCGCCGAGCCGGGGCACGATGTCGCCGGGGGCTGCCGGGGGCAGCATCTCGGCGTCGTCGTCGAAGGCGAGGTCGGCCGGGACGTCCGGACCGTCCACGCCGTCGGCGGGCGGCTCGCTCACGAGCGGGTCGGCCGCGATGAGCTTTGCGAGGGGTTCATTGCCGAGACCGGCTCTCTTGAGCGAATCAAGCACAATCTCGGACGGCGCGGCTCCCGCGTCCGCGACGATCATCGACTCGTTGCCGGGCAACACGCGCGACGTGCTGATCTTGCGGATGGTCATCACGTCGTGCAGCTCGTACGTCCGGCCCGCCGACCACTCGTCGTTGAGCGTGATCAGCACGGTGCCCTTGGCGCCGTCGCCGTACTTGCTCATGTCCGGCATCCCCCGGTCGCGCCAATCCGGGATGATGTTCGTCTGCTCGATGGCGCGCCGGACCGGCAGGACCGCGATACCGAAGGCGTTCGCCTTGACGTCGCCCGAGCCGAGGTGTTCCATCACTGCGCGCTGCGAGGCGATGATCAGGATTACGAGCTCGGACGCGCCCGCCTTGAGAATGCCGTTCACGAGCTCGATCGCCCGGCGCCCCTCGGGCGTGCGCTTGGTCATCAGGAACGACGCCTCGTCGATGATGATCAGCTCGACCGGCTCTTCGGCCGTCGGCACATGCTTCGACCGACCACGCCGCCCGTTGAGTTCGGCCCGCTCGGTGATGAGATCGACCGCCCGCTGCAACGCCGCGAGCGCACCGTGCACGCTCTTCGGGCCGCCGAACACCCGGTGCACGGCGGGCGCCCAGTTCGCGGCGTCCTTCATGCCCTTGAGGATGTCGATCATGGTGATGCGCACGAGCGGCCGGTTCTGCGCGTCGCGGGCCCGGGTGAGGTGCTCGACGATGTTGTTGATCAGGTTCGTCTTGCCGCCCCGGGTACCGGCGATGAACACCCAGTGCACGCCGCCGTCGTTGTTGACGATCTCGATCGAGAGCGGCTTCTCGGTCTCGGGGTCCTTGCCGATCTCGAACGAGCCGATCGGCGCCACCCGCGTGAGCGGGAAGTCGGGCGCGAGCGGGTGCGCGACGGGCTTCGACCACGGGTTGCTGAGCCACGTCGAGATTTCGATGTGACCGGCGTGCGTCGCTGACGCCTGCACGCGGACCTTGCCGGGGGCGAGACCCTCGGCGGCGGCCACCTTCTCGGCGAGTTCGCCGTTGCGGGCGATGGCCGAGGCGGTCTGCCCGGTCGCGCGGACGTCGACTGTCCGCCTACTGCCGACCGCGGTCTTCGCGGTCCCCACGATGGCCGCACCGGCAATGCCGACCTGCCGGGCGACGGGCCCGAAATCGCGCTGTGCCCGCTCCCATGCGACCTTGGCGCCGATGAAGTGTGCGACGTACAACCATGCCCACGCGAGGCACCCGAAGAGCCAGTACGCGATGAGCATCGTCTGATTGATCACGTCCATGTCGAGCCGGTGCATGACGTGCCACAGCAGGACCCATCCGGTGCCGACGATCGGCAGGGCGCCGGTCCTGATCGCCCACTGCCGGGCGATCCGATCGTTCGGCGTGACGTGCCGCTGCGTCGCATAAGTGATGATCGTCAGCCCGGCCCCGATGGCGATGATCAGGGCCGGACCACCCCAGAACGCCAGCGGCACGCCGAGCAGCGCAAGTAGGATGAGGAAGATCGGCGTCAAACGGGTCGCAACACGTTTGCCGATCCACTGCGCCGCGCCGATCGCGGCCACGGCCTTGAGCCCCACCGGGCGCGACCTGATCAGGCCGCGCCCGCCCGCTCGTCCACCTCCCCCGTACGGGTCGTAGGGGTCAATTTCGCCCTTCATCAGGCAATCCCCGCCCTAGCCGCCACCAATTCGGCGGACCATGCGATTACATGCTCTGCCCATTGCCGGGCCGCCTCGGGATCACGGGCTGATCCGACGAGAACGGTCCGAGGGCCGGAAATGATCACCGCGCTTCCTTCGATACGAACCCGTACGCCGAGAACCGGCACAGCCGGGGCGGTCGGATCGGCGGGGTTGACAATGCGCCATTTACCTGTTCGGCGCCTGATCAACATTCCGGCCTCAACCGCCATGAGTGATGCCATTCGTTGTGCCATGGAGCGGGCATCACGCCGAGCGCCGTGGTTCATCAGGCCGTCTCCCCCCAGTAGCTGTTATTGGGGTCGAGACCGGGGATGTGCCCGCCAGTGGCCTGCGCGGTCTCGCGGACGCCCTCGTAGGTTGAGGCGTAGTCCTGCGCATGGTTGGTCATGCCGACGGCCGCCTCGCTCAGGTGTTCGGCAGCTTCGTCGAGACCGGCCATCACTGAGGGGTGCATATTGACCTCGGTTTCGAGCATCTCGCGGTGCTCGCGCAGGCGGTCGCCGAGGTCGGAGAGATCCTGTGCGAACTGGTCGGCCCACGCGCTGTGCTGCGCGTCAGTCTCGGGCGCCTGCCCGAGGGCCGCCGCGCCACCGCCGTAACCGCCGCCACTCGTGGGTTGGGACACGGTGTTTCCTCCACTACTCGTCGGTGTTGTCGGCCCGGCAGGCACCGGGGCGGGATTCGGGGTGCTCCACGCGGGGGCGGTGGTCAGTCCGGTGGGCCAACCGGTGCCGGTAGCTGTTTTCGATGTCGCAGGTGCAGGTGCAGGTGCAGGTGCAGGTGCAGGTGCAGGTGCAGGTGCAGGTGCAGGTGCAGGTGCAGGTGCAGGTGCCTTAGGCCGTGAGCCGGTGTTTCCGGGCACTGGACGGCCAGTGATCGAAGAAGGACGGCGCTCCGTCCGCGGGCGGGATGCAGGCTGCCCGTTCCGGCCCCAGATGCCGGGCAAGCCGGAGGTGGTCACGTACGTACCGCCCCACAACATCCGGTGTTTGGGCATCGAGCCCTTCGGGTAGATCGTCACTCCGGGTCCGGCTTTGATCGGCTTGCTGTCGCGACCGCGACCAGAGCCGATGCCCGCCACCCACGATCGCCGCAAGGGGATCTCGCTTTTGTCCTTGCGCCGCCGACGAGTGTTGACCGTGCGGACAACCACATTGCCTACGGCGCCACCAAAGCGGCGCCGTAGGTTGTCCGTGTGCGTGTGTGTCGCGATACCGCGCCAAAAGCCGCCACGCCGCGACGAGCGGTGCCTGCCCCGGGTCGACGTCATGACTCATCCCCCGAGCAGTGCCACAACAGCCGCATCCGCGTGGCCTGATCCACCGGCCGCCGCTGCCGCGGTTGCCTGCCCTACCATGTGCAGCATCGTGCACCCCTCCACAGGTGTACGTAGAACCTACTAGCCCCACGATACTACATGCCCTTACGTACGTCGATGGGTGATGTATTCCGTATGAGGCCCGACCGGCGAGGTGGTGGCGAGATGAAGTGCGATGGGTGCGACGGCCTCGGCGAGGTGCCCGACCCCGAGGTCGGCACGTCCGCCGCCCGGCGGCCACGCGGCTTCCTCGAACGCGGATGGCGCAAGCAGTGGCTGCTCGGCAAGCTCGCGCGGTCCGAGGGCACTCACAGCGACCTCGCGCAGGCACTCGGCGTCGTCCCGTCCGCCGTGGGGATGTTCGCCCGGCGACACGCGGCCGAGGTCGAGGCGATGCGCGAGGCGCTCGCGCAGCAGCTCACCGGGTTGTGGATCGCCGACAAGCTCTCGCGACTGGCCGAGATGCAGACCGACGTCGAGGACATCAACGACATCATCACGGGCAAGATCGAGGCGGCCACGCCGTCACCGGTCAACCCCCTCGAACCGGGCGACGAGCGCGCCGACAAGCCGAGCGCGACCGAGGATCTGCCGGTGTGGCTGCGCACCAAGCTCTCGATCCTGCGCGGCGCGGCCGAAGAACTCGGGCAGATCCCGAACAAGGTCACGATGCAGGTCGGCGGCAGTATCGTCACATACAAGATCGACGGTGTGGATCTCGACCAGATCTGACCGAGGACGATCAAGCTGTGGAGGATTGATCATGGACGGAATCGAGTCGACCGGGCGCGTCGAGCTGCGCTGGCCGGTCACCGGCACGACGGCTACGGCCGCCCCTGGCGGGCCGCACGACCTGCCCACGCTGGCCGAGATCGAGGCGCTCTTCGTCGCGTGGGTCCATGAGGCCCGCCGCCGCGGGTGCCCGGACTCGGCGCCGGTGTGGACGCCGAACGACAGGGGCGGCACGCCCTCGCTCGTGGCCGTATGGGACGCCGGGCCTCTGAAGACGACCGAGACCGCGCGGCCGGTGGCCGACCTGCCGTGACGCTCCCCGCGGCTGGCCTGCCGGTCAGCATGACGAGCGAGGCGAGGCCGCTCACGCACCACTACGCGCCGCGTGGCAGCGCGGTCGAGGTGTTGCAGAGCCGCGACGCCGAGGTCGTCATGTCCGGCCCGGCGGGGACCGGGAAAAGCCGTGGATGCCTGGAGAAACTGCTACTGCAAGCACTCAAGTACCCGGGCATGCGCGGGTTGATCCTGCGCAAGACGCAGGTCTCGCTCGGCTCGTCGGCCCTCAAGACGTGGCGCCGCGACGTAGCGGGCGAAGCGCTGCTCAATCGCACGCTGTGGTTCTACGGCGGCAGCGCCGAGGAACCGGCGCAGTACCGGTTCGCCAACGGCTCGACGATCCTCGTCGGCGGCATGGACAAGCCGACGAAGATCATGTCGACCGAGTACGACACCATATATTGCCAGGAAGCAACTGAGCTCACAGTCACTGACTGGGAGTACGCCCTCACCCGGTTGCGCAATCACCGGATGCCGTATCAACAGATCATCGCTGACTGCAACCCGGACGCCCCGACCCATTGGCTCAAGGCCCGGTGCGACACCGGCGCGGCGAAGATGATCTACTGCCGCCACGAGGACAACCCGGTCCTGTTCGACGAGCTGTCCGACGGCTCGTTCGCCCTGACCGAGGTCGGCCGCGAGTACATGGCGAAGCTTGACTCGCTCACCGGCGTGCGCTACCTGCGCCTGCGCAAAGGCTTGTGGTGCGCCGCCGAGGGCGTGATCTTCGACGAGTTCGCGCCCGAGGTGCACGTGATCGACGAGATGCCCACGGGATGGGAGCACTGGCCACGCTACTGGTCGGTCGACTTCGGCTTCACCAACCCGTTCGTGTGCCAGATGTGGGCGCAGGACCCCGACGGGCGGCTCTACCTCTACCGCGAGTTCTATATGACACAGCGCACGGTCGATCAGCACGCCTGCGACATCCTCGACGTGATCACAACGACTGACCGCTACGGCAACCAGGTATGGAAAGAGCCACGGCCCTACACCATCCTCGCCGACCATGACGCCGAGAACCGCGCCCGGTTCGAGAATGAGATCGGGCAGGGCACACAAGCGGCTGACAAGAACGTCAGGGACGGTATCGAGGTCACACAGGCCCGGTTTCGGCTGGCCGACGACGGCAAGCCCCGGATCTACTTCCTTCGGCACGCGCTCGTCGAGCGCGACTCGCGCCTCGAAGAGGCGCGCAAACCCTGCTCGACCCTCGAAGAGCTGCCGGGCTACGTGTGGGCCCCGAGCCAAGACGGGAAGCCGGTCAAGGACGAACCGCTCAAGCTCAACGATCATGGAATGGACGCGATGCGCTACCTCATGAAGGATCAGGACCCGCTCGCCCGCCCCGGCATAAGGATCATGTGATGGGCCGGAGACGTCCGCTCGTGACCGCCCGCAGGTGGTACGCGAACCGCACCGTAAGGGCGCTCACCTACGCCGACCGGTTCGCCGTGCTGCGCGAGCGCAACCGGCCCGCCCCGCCCGCTTTCGAGCTGCTGCCCGTCGAACTACGCGCGTTCCGCCGGGCCCGTCGCACGCGCCGAGCGCGCCGGGCAGCGATGCTGCTGCTCGACGCGCTCGGCCTCGTTTTGATCATCGTCGCGGCGTGGGTGGCGAATCGTGCCCTAGGCTTCCTGGTGGCGGGCGTGATCGCCTTGTGCGTAGCGGTCATCGCCTCCCCGCCCGGCGGTTCCGATCAGGCCGACGTCGAGGAAGCGGAGGGCGAGTGATCGCAGTGCGTGTTGCAGGCGCCGCAGATGTTCCACGTCTCGCGGCGGCAGCTCGCGCACACGACGGCCTGTTCGCGCCGGTCACCGAGCGGCGACTCGGGGTGCTGCGCCACCTCGGGAGTGCGCAACGAGTAGGCCAGCCGAGAACGGTAGGACAGCGGGACGACAGCGCTCTTGATCGGAGCGGGGTAGGCGAGCCGGGGCATCGTGCTCATGATCAGTTGATCCCTTCGGTGGAGGCATGGTGTCCTTCGTAACAGCTATCGGACGCAGGGTGACCGGTTCCGTAGCGGCCAGGCGGGTGATTGCTGCCGCGCCGGTGGCCTTCGCCGCCGCCTCGCGGGGCGGGCTGTTCTCGGCCGTGAGCACGAGCGGCAACGTCGAGACGCAACTGCGCGCGATGGGGCAGGTAGGCACGCTGTTCGCCATCGTCGACAAGCTCGCGACCGGCGTCTCGGCGGTCGAGTGGAAGCTCTACCGCAAGGGCGCCGCCGAGGACGACCGGGCCGAGGTGCAGGCGCACCCCGCCTTGATGGTGCTCAACCGGCCGAACAGCTTTTACAACCGGCAAGAGTTGTTCGAGGCGGGCCAGCAGCACCAGGACTTGACCGGCGAGATGTGGTGGATCATCGCGCGCAACCCGCGGGTGAACATGCCCGCCGAGATCTGGCCGGTGCGCCCCGACAAGATGCAGCCGGTCACCTCGGCCGAGAACTTCATCGACGGCTACGTCTACAGCTCGCCGGACGGCACCAAGGTGCCGCTGCGCCGCGACGAGGTGATCTTCATCCGTCGCCCCAACCCCCTCGACCCCTACCGCGGCATGGGCCCGATTCAGTCGGTGCTCGCCTACATCGACGCCGAGCACTACTCGGCGCAGTGGAACCGCAATTTCTTCCTCAACGGCGCCATCCCCGGCGGAATCATCGAGGTCGAGAACCGGCTCAGCGACCCCGAGTTCAATAAGATGTCGGCCCGGTGGCGCGAGCAGCACCAGGGCATCGCCAACGCGCACCGCGTCGCCATCCTTGAAAAGGCGAAATGGGTCGACGTCAACTACACCAACAAGGACATGCAGTTCGTCGAGCTCTCCCGGCTCGCCGACGACAAGGTACGGCGCGCGTTCGGCTTCCCCAAGCCGATGCTCGGCGACACCGAGGACAGCAACCGCGCGGTCGCACAGGCGGCCGAGTACGTCTTCGCCCGGTGGCTCATCGTTCCGCGGCTCGAACGGATCAAGGCCGCGCTCAACAACGAGTTCTTGCCAATGTTCCCCGGGTCGGAAGGACTTGAGTTCGACTACGAGTCGCCGGTGCCCGAGGACGAAGAGGCCGAGAACGCCGAGCGCGACTCGAAGGTAGCGGCCGTCAAGATCATGATCGACCTCGGCTTTGACCCGGCCGCGGTGCTCGAATGGGCCGACCTCCCGGCCCTCCCCTACTCCAAGCCCGCGCCGCCACCTGCCCTCACCGGTCCTCCACCCGGAGAAGGTGGCGGCGCGGGCTTGGACCCCGACGCCCCGCCACCGGACGGCGAGGACGCGGGTCAGGCTGCCGCGCGACTGGCCCGGTTCGTTGCCGCCGCCCCGGCCGGGGCGGCACGCGAGCAGCGCCTCGAAGCCCTGCGCGAGATAGCAGCGATGGCCGACGACGCCCGGACGGCGGCCCTACCGTGGTAACCCGCGACAATGTAATGGAGATCTCGTAATGACGAACCCAGAATTAACCGTACCGAATCAGGCGCGCGCAAAGGTCTATGACTACATCAGGCCGCGTCTCGAAAAGACGGATAAGCATGTGCTTTTCGGTCCGGGGGACATCTACTGTGTGTGGTTCTCGTACGTGCTGGGATCGTGGAAAGCATTAGTTAGCACCACATTGCCGGACGGCATGTACTACGAAGTGACCTATAATTCGGCGAAAGCCGAAACATACCTGGACGCTTACAAGAAGTTCGATAATGTGTGCATCCCAGACGAAGACACTGATCGATGATTGACGCTCCACTGCCCCCGGCGCCACCGGACGGTATCCGGCCAGAGCTCCCGGCCGAAGCCGTGCCTGCCAACCTCGACGCCGTGCAGTCGAGTTACGAGACCGCCCTCGCCGAGCTGCTCTCTCGCTGGCCTGCGCTCGCCGGGGCGCAGGTGCTCGCCATTCTCGATCAGATCGAGAGCCTCGTCGGCGCGGGCAACGTGGCTGGTCTGCTCGGTATCGCCGTGAGCTCGATCGAGGCCGCCGCGGTGCTCGAACAGGCGATGCTCGATCTCGGCAACGAGGCGGGCGCACAGGTGGTCGCCGAGGCCGTGGCGCAAGGGCTCAGCGAGAGCGACCTGCACGCCACTCCGCCCGAGCGCCTGCTGACGGCGCAGAGCGCGCAGGTCTACGCCGGGATGCTCGCGACGTTCCTCATCGGCTCGGCCATCGGCGAAACGATGAGGGTGTGGCTTCGGGGCCGCTCGCCCCGTGACGTCCGGAGCGACGTGGCAGCACATCTGGACATGCTCACCCCGGCCTACCCCGAGCTCGTGCTCGGCGGCGCGCTCACGCAGGCGCAGCACGACGGCCGGTGGCGGACGATGCTCGGCGGGCCCGAGGCAGCCCTCTACGCCGACGAGGTGCTCGACAAGAACACCTGTGCTCCGTGCCGGGATGTCAACCGAAAGTGGATCGGCAACGCGAGCGACACCTCACCCTCGCTCGTCTACCCGGTCGCGGGCTACGTCGGATGTCTCGGCCGCTGGCGGTGCCGCGGGCAGGTATGCGCGGTTTGGCGTGGTGGCGACAACTGGCGCGAGTGGGTCGAGCTGCCGCCGCAACGCACCTCGCCGGATTGAGCATCCGGATATCCGTCCGACCCCGGACATCTCCTGATCAGTATTCGCGCAGACGTCCGTACACGCTGCTACCCTGCCGGACAGCGGGAGTGGAGGCCCGGAGCAAGCAAGCAAGATCAGCTCTGACCGAGGCTTCCAAGGGGTGTCCGATATGGGTCGTCGTGGGCAGCACGTCCACAACATGGCCTCGACCGCTGACCCCGTGCCGACCGACGGGCGTCCGCCCGTCGTCTCCCGGTCCCTCGACCGGATGCGCTCGGCGTTCCGCGACCTGCGTCCGGACAGCGAGCGGGCTCAAGTGCCCGCTCGGTTCTGGGACATCAAGGCCGCCGCCTTACCGGATGCGGCCGACGAGCTGTGGATCTACGATCAGATCGGTTTCATCGATTGGTGGACCGGTGAGGGCATTACCGCGCAGACGTTCTCGAAGGATCTCGCCAAGCTCAAGGCGAAGAATCTCACGGTGCGCGTGAACAGTCCCGGCGGCGATGTCTTCGACGGCCTCGCCATCAAGAACATGATCGCTTCGCATGCCCGTGACAAGAGCGTCAAGGTCACGGCCCGGGTGGACGCGCTCGCGGCGAGCATCGCCTCGGTGATCATCCAAGCGGCCGACGAGGTGGTCGTCGAGCCGCACTCGCAAATCATGATCCACGACGCCTCGGGCTTCGCGATGGGCAACGCCGCCGAGATGCGCGACATGGCCGACCTGCTCGACATGATCTCGCAGAACATCGCACAGGTGTACGCCGACGCCGCGGGCGGCACCGCCGACGAATGGCGCAAGGTCATGAAGGGGGAGAAGTGGTACACCGCGCAGGAAGCGATCGACGCCGGTCTCGCCGACGTGATGGGCGCGGCAGGCCCGAAGCGCAAGACGAAGTGCGAGGCATGCGACGGCGCGGGTACGGTCGACGGTGAGGACTGCACCACCTGCAACGGCACCGGCAAGGTCAAGCCGCCCGAGGGCGACGACGGCGCGCCCGAGGACGTACGGCCCCTGCGGGTGGCCGCCCAGTGGTGCGCCCGCCTCTTTCCGGGCCACGAGCAGCCCTTTGAGAACGTCCTCGTGGACGTCTCGGCCGAGGCCGAGGACGACAAGCCCGAGGATGGGTCGCGAGACGGACATGCAGACCCGGCGCTACCCGCCCCGGCGGCGTCGGCGGTGGACGGCACGGGCACGCCCCCCGTAGTGCCCGTGCCGTCCACCGACACCCCTCCCGGGCTGGTCGACGAGCCCGCCGACGAGCCGGTCGCCTTCGCGTGGGACGCCTCGGCCTTGACCGGCGCCGTCCGGGCGGCGACCGCGCCCCCACAGATCGACCTCGGCGACTGGCGGTCGTTCTTCACCGAGGCCCCGGCCATGTCCGTGCCCGAGCGGAACCTGCCGGTCGACCTCGGCCCGGTGCCCGCCCGACCCACCCCCGCACCGAACCCGGCACGCGCCCCGCTGGCCGTGGGTATCGACCTCGGCGACTGGCGGAACGCCTTCGCCGACATGCCAGAGCTCGTTACCCCGGCCGCCCCCGGACCGGTCGACCTCGGTCCGACCCCGGCCCGCCCGGTACCGGCCCCCGCCCCCGCCCGCAATCCTCTCGCAGAGGCCATCGCGGCGGCCGTGGACATCACGGCGAAGACACAGCCCGAGCCGGACACCCCCGCGGCGGCCGTGCCCGAGCTGCCCGAGGTTCCCCCTATCCGACTGGACGTCAAGGATGTCCGGCGAGCAGTGAGAGAGGCGAGGTACTGATGACCGATACTTTGGTCATTCCCACCTCGGCGAGTGAGCTCGAAGAGCTGCTCGCCGACGGTAAGCGCGTGCAGGACGTCATGAACGCCGGTAAGTTCGGCGAGCTCGTGACCAACTACGCACGGACGACCTACGCCCGCGACATGGACATCAAGAAGCAGGTGCAGGAGCAAACCGCCCTCGCCCTCGCGGAGTTCATGAAGTCGGCCGACAACGAGGGCGACGTCGTGCGCCCGAACCTGACCGCCCCCCAGGTGGCCGCACAGTACCGGCCCGGCAATGCGCGGAACGTCGCGGTCTACAACCCGAAGGCGATGGGTGCCGCGCTCGACAAGGACTTCGAGGACAGCGCGGACTACTTCAAGACGATCTGGCACAACGCGAACGCGACCGCGGATCGACAGGCGAGAATCGGCCGTATCCGCAACGCCTTCTCGTCAACCGTCCCGAGCGAGGGCGGCTTCCTCATCCCCGAGACGCTGCGCTCCGAGCTGCTCATGGTCGCGCTGGAGAACAGTGTCGTCCGGCAGCGTGCCCGGGTCATCCCGATGGAGACCCTGCGCGTCCCGTTCCCGGCCATCGACTCGACCTCGAACGCCTCATCGGTGTTCGGCGGTATTGTTGGCTACTGGACGGAAGAGGGCGCAGCCCTCACCGCGAGCGCGGCCAACTTCGGCCGGATCGTGCTCGACGCGAAGAAGCTCACCGCCTACACCGAGCTCCCGAACGAGCTGATCGCCGACTCGGCGATCTCGTTCCAGGCGTTCATCGACCAGATGTTCCCCGAGGCGTTGGCCTGGTACGAGGACATCGCGTTCCTCAAGGGGACCGGTGTCGGCGAGCCACTCGGGGGCCTCACCACGGCCAACCCGTCGATGATTACTGTCGCCAAGCAGACCGGCCAGGCTGCTGCTTCAATCGTGTGGGAGAACATCGTCGGCATGTTCGCCCGGATGCTGCCGAGCTCGCTCGGCCGCGCCGTGTGGGTGTGCGGCATCGACACCTTTCCCGAGCTCGCGACGATGGCTCTCAGTGTCGGCACCGGGGGCTCGGCGATCTGGCTCAACAACGGGGTCACCGGCCCGCCGATGACGATCCTCGGTCGCCCCGTCGTCTTCACCGAGAAGAGCACGGCCGCGCTCGGCACGCAGGGCGACATCTCGTTCGTCGACTTCTCCTACTACCTGATCGGTGACCGGCAGGTCATGAGCGCGTCGAGCAGCCCGCACTACAAATTCGCCAATGACCAGACCGCCTATCGAATCATCGAGCGGGTGGATGGTCGGCCGTGGCTCCAGTCCGCCATCACCCCCCAGAACAGCGGCAGCACGCTGTCGCCATTCGTGCAGCTCGCGACCCGTAGCTAATTGTCCGGTCGGCACGATCTGCCCGGGGCTGGCACTCGACCCCCAGTCCCGGGCCATGAGCGGCAGGCATTGAAACCCCTGCCAGGAAAGGATCAAGGATGGAAGCCCTCGGGCGCACCGTCAACGCTCAGTACCTCATGGATGGCCGCTACGTCAGTCTCAAGGACTGCCAGTCCGTGGCGTTCCTGTGCTACCTCACCGGTGCCGCGGGCGACACGTACACCCTCGTCGAGGCGAAGGACGCCTCGGGCACGAGCGCGCAGAACCTCGCCACCATCACGCGCTATCACACCAACACCGGCAACGGCTCGGACGCCTGGACCCTGCACACGCAGGCTGCTGCCGCGACCGTGGTCACCGCTGCCGCCGCGACCGAGAACTGCGCGTGGTTCGAGGTCGACGGTACCGAGCTGTCCGACAGCTACGACTACGTCAAGGTCACCTCGACCGGCGCGGGCATCGTCATCGCCATGCAGACCGGCCTCAATGTGCAGCGCAAGCCGTCGAACCTGACCGCGATCGGAGTCTGATCTCGTGAGTGTGTGGATCGACCCCAACGGTGTCCGGACGTCCATCCTCGGCATCCGGGCGACCAAGACGTACACCATCGCGGCCGAGACTGCGTCGCTCTTCACGGTCTCGGGCCTCGTACTCGTGACCTCGCTCGTCGGCAAGGTCACCACGGCGATGACCGTCGCGAACTCGGTCAAGCTCGTGAGCAACCCGACCACCGGTACGAGCTCGGACCTGTGCGCGGCGACCGACCTCGGTACCACCGACACCCCGGCGGGCAACCTCCTGTCGATCTCGGGCATGCCGACCGGCTCGGTCCTGTCCGGGATCGGTGCCGTCCGCCTATTCCCGGTCGAGGACGTCACCGTCACGCAGGGCGGGGCAAAGGGGCTCTACATCGCGGCCGGGGTGATCCAGCAGGTGACGACCGGTACCGGCCCCGACGGCGTCATCGCGTGGACGCTCACGTACGTGCCGATCGAGGACGGCGCCGCGGTCACGGCGGCCTGATCATGGCTTTGTGGATGTGCCTCGGGTGCTCGACGGTCTACGCCGTCGGGCTCCCGAGGTGCCCGCAGTGTGGATCATCTGACTCCGTGGAGGAAGGCACGATGCCGAAGATCAGCAAGGCGCAGGGTCCGACGACGGGCGGGCCGGACCCGAGCAGGGCCGAGGCCGCTCCGCCGGTGGCCGCGCCCGACGAGACTCCCGCGGCCGAGGCGTCGTCCACAGGCGAGATCGCTCCGGCGCCGGAAACTTCCGAGACCAGTGAGGGCATCGCCGAAGACGACGCCGTGGCGGTCTCGGATGGCGCCACCGGACCGGACAACGCACCCGCAGATGGCAAGCCCGCGACGGCCCCGAAGACGCCCGTGCAGCGCAGGACGGCCCGGGGCTGACCGATGTCGTGGGAGCAGCTCATCTCGATCATCAGAGAAAGCGCAGACGAGGCTCACACCGATGCCTCGACGCCGCCGATCGCCTGCCCGAACGATGGTGAGCCGCTCTTGACTGGGCCGGACGGGCAGCTCTTCTGCCGGTTCGACGGCTGGCGTTACGAAGGGATCAAGTGATGCTGTACTACACGACTCGGGCATTCCCTACCGCGAGCCGTCAGTACGAAGCGGGCGACGCCATCGGCCCGGCCAACATCACAGCGGCTGAGTGGATCAGAGGCACTGAGTCCGGCGCCGTCGTCCCGGCCCGGTGGTACGGCACCGCCGCCGAACTCGCGGCCCGCGGCATTCCCGGACCCGGCATCTTGGTCTACGAGACCGACACGACGATCGCTCGTATCGGCGACGGAGCAACGTCGGTTGCGTCGCTTCCGGCCGCCGGGTCTGCCACTTTCGTTCATATCGCCGACACCAGCACTGGCGCCAACCTCTTCCCAGTGCCCATGAAGCTCCGCGGCGATACGATTGATTCGTTTATCGCCCGACCGAATGGATCTGATCCGACTCGCCATCCCCTGGAGTGGGCTCATGATGATGCATCGGGCGGGTATCTCCTGCATCTGACGGCAACGTCGAGGGCATCGTCATACCTCGGCGCCGCGCGTCTCATTGGGCTTGGCGTCGACTCCAACCGCGTAGGCTTGTACGTCCACAATCACTACGAGCATGGTGGCGGCGTTGGCATCCTGGTCGACCAGGATGCGGGGATCACCGCGACCCGCAACTATGGGATGCTCGTCACTGGTGGTGCTGCAAAGTCTCCGGGGGTGTGGATGCAGCAGGACGGCGAGAGTGAAGCTTACTCGACGCCGATCTGTGTTTTCTTCGCCTATCAGGTGCGAAGCGCAAATGACCATTTGGTGGAATGGAAGAAGCCGAGTACGGCAAGTCCGACGGCTGGCGCCGTCGCGATGTACGTAAAATCGTCTGGAGATCTGGTCGTCGATACGTCGACGACGCTTACCAACGCTGCCGCTGGAACCGACGCTGCGAACCCGGCAGTCGTACCGCTCACGGTCACGGGCACCAGCGGCCAAACGGCCAATCTTCAAGATTGGACGGTTTCCGGTACTGGCACGGTAGCCAGCATCGACAAGAGCGGGAACAGTATCTCCAATGCGGTCCTGGCGCAGGCGCCCGGTACATGGATTGGGATCTACGATACCAGCGGAGTGTCTGGTGCTCGTAGATTCCGCATGTCTCACTCCAGCGGATATCTTGCGATTCAGTCTAGGACCGACGCAGGGGCGGCCAACAAGGATTTGCTGCTGCTGCACAACTCGACGCAGAACGTGGGGATAGCTGGCACGACGGCATTCGGTGGAGGGTCGAAGGTAATCGGTATCCCCGATGCGGCCACGGCGCCCACCACAAACCCCACCGGGGGCGGCGTGCTCTACTCCGAAGGTGGCGCGCTTAAATGGCGTGGCAGCTCCGGCACCGTGACAACACTGGCGGTCGCGTGATGATTGGTATCGATCCTGCCGTAATCCTGGCGCTGATCTCGGATCTGACGGCCAGGCTCGCCAAGGCCGAGGCGGAGAACGCTCAGCTACACGCCGCCCTGGCTGAGCGCCAGGACCCGACGCCTGCCTGATCCGCCCGAAAACCCGGTTTTGCTCACAACTGCATAGCCCCATAGCACTCCCCACGGCGCGCCGGTCCGGCGGGCCGACGCCAAGAAAGCAAGGGACAGGGAGGGTATCGAATGCCCGGGTTGTACTACTGCACGATCGAGGACGTCCGCGACGCCCTCGAATCAAAAGCGAGCGCCCATGACGAGCGCCGCATCGCCTCGGCCATCGAGGGCGCGACCAAGGACGTTGACGACGTCATTCAGCAGCACGAAGGGCACTTCCGGCCCATCGCCGAAACCCGCTACTTCGAGTGGCCACCGGAGCAGACCGCGCACCGCTGGCGGCTATGGCTCGACGGCAACGCCCTCATCTCGATCTCAGCCCTTACCTCGGGCGGCATGACGATCACCGCCGCCGATTACTTCCTCGAACCGCAGGCGTACGGCCCGCCCTACGACCGGATCGAGCTCGACCGCGGAGGCTCGTCGTCCTTCGACTACACCGACGCCACCCCACAGCGCGCGGTCGCGGTCACCGGGTTGTGGGGGCAGGGCGACGACCGCGAGGCGGCCGGAGCGCTTGACGGAGCCATCAACGACAGCGTGACCGCGCTCACCGTGACTGACGGCTCGAAGGTGGGTGTCGGCGATCACCTGATCATCGGCACTGAGCGCATGATCGTCACGGCGAAGTCGTGGGTCGACACGAGCCAGAACATCGGCGCCGACCTCGCGGCCAGCGAAGCGGCCCGCACCGTGGCCGTGTCGACCGGCAGTGAGTACACCGCGGGCGAGCTGCTGCTCATCGACAGCGAGCGCATGCTGATCCTCGACGTGGCGGGCAACAACCTCACGGTGCAGCGGGCCGCCGACGGCTCGGTGCTGGCCGTCCATACCACCGGCGCCGACGTCTACGCCCGGCGCGGCTGCACGGTCGAGCGGGGCGCCCGCGGCT